ACTCCTATCAATTCCTTCTTTATCGCCTCTAAAAATGCGATAGATGTTAATACCGTATTCCTATAATTATAATCGCTTCCGGCTGCAATTGCATTCTTACGACCGTCTAAAATCAGCGTATCAATGAACAACACCATTTGTCGCACCGTAATATTGCCGATGTCTGCCGAGAATGTCGACAGCGATGTATAATACTTCATAGCCTGTTTTAAAAGGCCTCGTATTTTAGTTTTATCAGGATTTTTACCTGTAATACGCTTAATGCTGATCTTTGCGGAGAGATTCGACCCTGACAATCCGGGCTCTATACGGTAATCCTCTCCGACTTCCTCGACAATGCCTTCTATATACTCGACTTTGGCGATAAAGCCATTGTCTATGTCCGAACAGTATATGAAGTCCACTTCTCCGAATTTGTGCGCCCGGTTATGGTCTACAATGAATAGCGGAAATTCCCTTTTCATTCTTCGTCCTCCTCGTTTTCCTCGTCGTCACTGACTTTAATAAGCCGTTCAAGATCTTCGCTTATATACCCTTTATACTCCCTTATGGCTTCCAATTCCGAGTCGCTGAGGTCGTCTATATCCTCTATCTCGATAGTATAATATCTGTCATAATCACCATCGAAGTCTATCTCTCCGGTTCTTCCGTTCTCGTCGTCCTCACTAACGACAGTGCCCACTTCGTCTGCAATATAGGGCTTGCAGAACCTCCCATGCTCGTCCCTGTTTTTCGTGAACAAGCGATCTGACAACATGCTACACACATCTGAGAATGTTTTTTCTCCAACAAATTCAACGTGGCCGGGGTTAAAGAATCTGCCTCCTCGGCAAACATGAAATGATAATACCATTGTTCTTTTTGTTTCCATATATAAGTAATTTTATTTATAATCATCTAGCCCATACAGGGGTATAACAATCTTCAAGATTTATGTTATTCTCGATCGCCGCACAGGCAAGTATCCATGCTTGCTTACTCGACATGTTGGCAATCTTGAAACTCGGATAGGTGCATTTTTCATCGATAGTCTTTGCAACGTTGGAGGCAAAAACATTCAGGTTTATTATTCGTGATAAAAACTGATAGAACGGGTTGAAATGCAACTCATACGAATTGTTATTATTCCATCTTTCATAGCTAGCAATCTGTTGAAGTCTGTTGGATAATTCCTGAGCTTCTTTGTATTGTTCTGTACCTTTCTGTAACATGACTCTATGTTAATTGGTTACTGTTTGTTTTTGATTACATGGTAAAGATACTCCATTTTATTGTATATACAAAATATTATAGTATAAATATTTTATGATTTATCAATATTTAACAAAACACGAATGATGTGGAAAATTTTCCACAAAAATGAATGGAATAGAATTAAACACGAATGCCGGAGCTTCCCACCCCGGCATTTCCCTGTTCATCATTTGCATTTCCGAATATTCCTTTGAAATTTTCGCCTCATTCTCCTGTTCAAAAGACCGTTATCGGCAAACCGATTCAAGGTATCCTTCTCTTCCGGCGAAAGCAGGTTATAAACCTCCTTCCTCGACTTGCCGGAACAGATGGCTTGTATGATTTTAGCTATCTCCATGTATTTCCAGAATTAATTTATTTCTGCAACACTCACATAGGAACTTCTTCGCCACGGGGAACATCTTCTGCCCGATATATCCCCGAAGGTACTGTTCTTCCTCCCCGTAAGGGTCAATGCCGAACGTCCGGGATATATGCCTGCACAAATGCCCCTTTTCATGGTCCCAAGAGTTTTGGAACTGTTCGGGACTCGTCGTCATGGCAATTACCATCACCGTCCGTCGATGCTCGAAATTGGAATAGGTAAGTCCTGTATTCAAGTTACCGGACGACAAACTTCTGAAAGCATTTTCCAGATTACTCCCCGTACAACCGATCCGTTCCAGCTCCCGGAGTATGGTGTTTGTCCAGTAGGTGGTAACGGCGTAAAAAACCCTTACGTGCCAGTCGTATTTCGCTATGTAGAAATCCTGAACAATCATGTTTTATAACATATCTTCCCACATGATCGGAGTACACGAACCTATACAGTCAGCATAGAAACGTGTAAAGGGCAACCCGTCGTAACCGTCAGGGTCGTCGATATAGTCTTTTACGAACAATGCCAAATGGGTATCGTCGGGAATCGATGATTCCAGATAGTCGGCCTTACCCATATTGGCGACAAATACATGGTCGTACCCTTTGGCCTTTTCCAGCTTCACGCCCGCCTGTGTCAAGATGACCTCCACATCTTCTTTGGAAAGGGCTTTTATCTCCTCTTTCTTTCCGGTGGCCTTGTTTTCGGCCTTCATTCTGGAAACCGCCCACTCGCACATGTTCTTGGAGAAGTGCCAGCCGTATCGGGAAAGGTACTCCGTCATGCCGGAGGGGAAAATATCATAAATGTCTAATCGTTGGTTCATAACACTGCTTTTTTATGTTTTTGAAAAGAGAGGGGATTTCTCCCCTCCCGATTAATAGAACTCGCCGTTGGCCCGTCTGCGCCTGCGTTCCCCCATTTCGTCATAGTACGAAGGAGGATAGGGAGCATAACGGTTGTTCATTCCACCGGAAGAACCTCCGCCATAATTCCCGCCGCCGTAACTGCCGCCATTATTGCCACGGAAGCCCATATCGCCGCCCTGCATTTCCCGCATGGCAGCTTCATAGCCTTTCTTGTAGCCGTGCTCGCAACCTTCCTTGTAGGCCATTTCGAGCTCTCTACCGCCGCGTTCATTGAATCCTTCATATCCACGGCCTTCTTCTAATATTGACCACATTCCCATATTACTTTTTGTTTTTAGAAGTTTCAGAAGCACCGAGCTGTTCCATCAGTTTTTTGTTCATGGCCATGAGGTCGGCCATGCTCCTGCTCATTTCGGACATCTGCCCTTTGAGGGTGGCAATCTCCTGCTCCTGCCTTTGCTTCTCCGCAAATTCGGGATTCAAAATTGTCAATATCTTATCGCACCCGGCAATCACGTTCTCGTGGTAATTCCGCCGGTTCAGTTCGTCCAAGCTCTTCTGCCGGATAGCCGACACTTCCGAGTTCATGGCCTCTCTGGAACAAGATATGACGATGTTGCCGTTTTGCCCGAAGTCGGCGATGTCCGCCCCTGCCGGCAAGTTCTGGAACGTCGTATTCTGCCCGTTCACGCAGACCACCACGTCCACCACCATTTCCATCTGGGGCAGTTGCCCGATAGGTGTCGGCATGGGGTATTTGGGCTTCGCAGCCGAAACGCTGACGACGGAGCCTATATCCACTAAGGGATTTTCGTCCTTATGAAGGATAAATAACTGGTTGTTTGCTCGAAGATTCTGAAACATAGTTTTTTGATTTAATGGGACTGCCCGGTAAAAGGCAGCCCCGTGTTAATTATTTGCTTTTGGCAGCGACGTTGGTTGCCGCAGTCGCCGTAGTAGGCCTGTACCCACCGTTGACAAGGAACACTTCGTTGGTGTACTTGTTGTAATGGATTTCATAGATCCCCGTACCGGCTATATTCCCGACCGTGACCGGCTCGTTGTTGTAAGCCATCAGAGGTCTCGTGTCCCCGTTCGTCCCGATGAGAATGGGAAGCGTTGCGGTCGTTCCGGCGGGTATCGCCTGACGGAGATTGATATAGAATCCTCCCACATAGTCCCTGTTACGGAACGCATGGTCGGGAAGTTCCAAAGTCACGTTCTCCGTGCCGACCGTCACCGCCACCGTGGGCAGCGTGTTCAAATTCACCCTGCCCAGCGTCGGGAACGGAAAGGGAAACCCTGTAAAAAAGTTAGGCCACATATATACCTCCTTTCTTCTTTACCGGATTAACCCCAATAACTGTTGCAGCCACAACCGTAACCGCTGCGCCCGTATGCGACATCGCCCGCATAAGCACCATAAGCGGCAGCCCGGTACAAGTCCGTGTTTACAGCCTGAATGTTGGGATATACCACGGGAACGGTATTGGGCAATTTACATTTGATACCGTCCACATCGCTTTGGAGAGCCTGCAAACCGGCAGCGAGGGGAGCGATCTGTTGCCCTACGGCATTGAGAATGGTCGCATTCTGGTTACGTTGGGAGATTTCAGCAGCCAAAGTAGCCTTCTCTGCCGTCAAAGCGGTGATCTTGTCCTGTAAAGCCTGAGTTTGGATAGAATCCAGCTTCGCCAAAATGGCACGAGTGTTCTCATTGCCACTGTCCACAAGGGAGTGGGTTTGTTCCGAGGTGGCGATACGGGTTTCATATCCCTGTCTCTCGATTGCGTTTTGCGTCTTGCAGCAGCAATCGGCGATTTGGGTCGCCAGCGTACAATTACCCGATTGAATGCTGTTGATGATCTGTTGTGCGGACATGCCCACTTGGTTGCCGACACCCTGAATCAAGCCCTGAATGTTGCACAAGGCGGATTGTAACTGTTGGGTAGAGCAGTTCAAGGACGAGGCGAGTTGGCTGATGGCATTACCGTTTCCTTGAATGGCCGACATCAGGTATTCACGTCCGACATCGCCGTTCAATTCGGCAGGAAGCCCGCCCCGGTTGCCAAAACCTCCGAATCCGTTACCGCCCCAGCAGAACCACAGCAGGATAATCCAAATCCACCACATGCCTCCGCCCCAAGCGTCCTGATTGTTCCTTCCCTGATTGAGAAGGGCCAAGAGTCCGGGATCGACCCCTTTACCGCCCATCAGGTTGGGCAATAAAGCCATGATGTCGAACTTGCTTCCGCCACCATTGGGCTCTTGATTGAAAACATACGTTCTTTCCATATAGATATAATTGATGGTTACGGCCAATATCGGCCGCATACAAACGTATGGCTATTGCCGTTGCTATCCTCGTATTTCGGTGGCTATCCTGTTGCTGACACGTTGATTTGTCGTTGTCAGAATAAAACTTCCCGAACACCGCTGTTTCAGGCTGTTTTTCAATTTGTTCACCCCCTGCCTCGTCATGGAAAGATAAGCGGCGGTGTTCTCCTCGGAGAAGCCCAGCGATACCAACGCACAGATGAGCAGACACCGTGCGTCGACCGCATTTTTGTTCGCCCCGTTGATCAATTCGCCGTAACACAGCTCACATTCCTCGCAAACGATTTGCAAGACGTGTTCAAAGATTTCATTAGTTTTCATATCTCTTGCCTTTTTAAATATTTGTTAAATTATAGATTGTTGACACAATAAAAAACATCACGTTTCTGTTTAAAGGCTGTGAAAGCCTCGTAACATTCCCCGTGATGTTGTCTCTTGTTAGTTTTGGAAGAGCAGCAAGAGATTGAGGCTTTCCTCTTTATACTCCGAAGCCCCGGAAGGAGTCGTAAATCAAATTATATCAAGAAACCCAGTCCTTTCAATTTTGTTATCCATTTCACGATGTAAGGGAAGAGCAGCAAGACAATGCCACCGAGAGCCCACCAGCACCATCGGGGAGTCTTGTACTTTACTACCTCGACGGGGTATGGTACTTGTATGCTGTCCGTCTTGGATATATACAGCGTATCGGTTCTGTCCTTGAACCTGTATATGTACTTGTATTGGAACTCCCGTATCGTGTCTCCCGATTTCTCGATGAAAACACTGTCCCGCATGTATATGGAATCGAGCTGCACACGATTCAGATACACCGTGTCGCTCTTTGTCGTTTCCACAGGAACATACACATGTCTGGTACAACTCGTCGCAGCCAAGCCGGCCAAAAACAACAATAGGAATACGATATGTCTCATAGGCTCAGTATTTGTTTCCGGTTCTTCGATGTCGACACATAAGACACGTGCACCCAACTGTAATTGCTCTCGTCAATCAACTGGTCGAAGGGAAGGTTATCCCGAATCAACTCGAACAGCTTCTTGTTCTCCGTCTTGCTCCCTGCCGTTATATCCGCCGCCTCGCCCCTCATGTGCTGGCTCGTTTTCGCACCACCCACAGCGGCATTGAGTTTGGAACAACGATAGCCCGAATTGACGGTTATCGCCTTCCCGTACATCTCCCGCAGTGGGTCTAAAACATGGGTGACAAGGTTCGACAACGCAACCGACACTTCGGTCGTCGGGGTATTGTCTATACCCAGTTTATCGGCCGTCGAGCTCTTTGCGAGTTCTTTCATCGTGAAGTATTTCATATCCATTCTTCATTTTTGGCGACAAAAAAAGCGGTGACTTTTTTAGAATCACCGCTTGTAACGAATGTATGAGAGAGTAGCCTTAGGGTTAGGCTTATCCGTTATTGAAAATGGGACAAACGTAGGCCGAAGGCATTATCAATCCTCTCTCCTCAATTCATCGAGCCATTGTACTGGGTCGACATCTTTTAGACGAGGATAAGCCTTTTCGATTAAAGAATTTAAATAACTTTCATCGAATTTTGGAGAATAATCAGCCGGTATCGGAGGTTGAGAATCCGTATCGGACGAGTTCTGGACATAGGGGAATGAACCTTTTGTATCCATGTGAACAATGTTTATTTTTTTCGGTTCGGGAAAATACCCTTTAATACGATATTGGCTAAACCTAATACATTGATAGTTGTCGTAGCCAGTAGAGATATCAATATTTCCGGTCCCAATGAAAATAATCCGATCCCGCAAAATACAAGAATGGCAATTACTATGAATAACCATATGGGGATAATCCACATGACCCATCTGGCCAAATGTTTACGAAATTGTGTATCTTGTGAATATCGCTCCCGTATTTGTTCGGATAAATTCTTGTCGTCTATATCGCCCAAATTTGAGTCGGGAGAAATATGGACACCATTCTCACTACGTAAATCCAAGCCGCTAAAAGAATCTTTCTGTTTAGTCATGCTTTGGGAGAAATTAGTGTCTTAAAATACTCTTGGATATAACTATCCGGGATTCTATCCCCCCAGCTGAATGAAGGCTGCTTAACGGTCCTATCCCACGGAGAACCGGGCTTGTGAGACCATTCCGTCAGATAGGCGGCAGTTTTAGAACCATAGCTGCCAAAGACCAGTTTCATCAGAGATTCCATTTCGGAATCACGGGCTATTTTTTCAAGGTTTTCATCAGAAAGGGAAATTTCTGAAAAATCCTTTTTTATCAATTTATTTCGAGTGGTCGGGAAAACCGGACCATACGGCCAAGCCTGAGGGTGCTCGTTTGTCAAGCGTTCGTTCTTTACGTAAAGATATACTCCATAAGCTATATACAACAACTTTTGAAGCTTAGTCATGTTAATGAAAAACTTATTCTGGTTAGCAAACGCAATGATATAGTTTGCAACCGTAACGCTATCGTATTTATAGGTATCGCTTATCATCTTGTTGCAAAGTAACAAAAAATATCGTAACATGCAACCAATTCTTATACTTTTTTACGATAAATCAAACGGTGATTCCAAGAAGTCAAAGAACGCTTTCCCGTCGCCGGGTTATAAAAAAATTATCTTTCGACAGTCATTTTTTTTCATCAGGCAATCCAAACTTCGATTTGAATCACCAGCCCGCCCAGTATGGTTGCCAGCAAGTCGGCATACGACCAAGCCCCCGGCTTCCTCCACTCGTCGACAGCCTCCTTGATACAGCCGGCTATGGCAGAGAACAATGCACAATATTCCGCCGTCGCACCTATCACGATGGCGAAGAAAGAGGCGATGACACCTCCTGCGATAAAATGCAGCAGCTTGTCGTGGGGAACAGACAATAACAACCCTTTGATTCTTTCCAAAAGTTTCTTCATATTATTCGTTATTTAATCGGTGGTAAAAATCCAGCTTGATACGGTCATAGACAGAAACGACATTCGTATATGCCCGCCCGTTGTTCACATTGTCCGAGTACACCTCGCTGACCACTACCTCTGACACCCAGTCTATCCATTCGGGATTGGTATAACATGAAAGACGCTTGCCCCGATAGGTAAAGTAATCGAAACGGCTGTTCCTGTCCTCGAACTGGTTAGTGAGCAAAGTATGTATCTTACCGTAGGTTTTCTCCTTGTCGGCGATATGATTCTCGTCCCTGACCTTCTTGATGATTCTGCAAACCCTTTCGACGGCCAAATCGAAATACACGTTTGATATGTTCTTTATCCGAAGCTGCGTTTCCGGCCTCAACCCCTCCGATATGTCGGACAACATGGTATTCTGGTCGTTCGTCTTTTCGATAAGCTCTTTCAAGGACTCGCCGTAGTCCTCCATGCTCTTGGTGATAATCGACTTGAACCACTTGAAGCAGGCTACCATCATCATGGCCGACAACACCAAGAAGAATGCGGCGGTCATCACCAAGAACCCCTGTTCGCTTATCCCTCTGGCTACCTCCGTAGCCTCGTTTATCCCTCCCATATCAATGTTTCTGTTTTTCGATTAACAATCTGGCTTCCTCTTTGCAGGATTCCGCATAGGCGTTATAAGCCTCGAACTCCTCTGACTTCGTATCTCTTTGCCGAAGTATCGCCAACTCCTCCGACAAGGTATATTTCCGACGGATCAATCCGTTTACCGTTTCTCCGTAGTCCATTGGTACGGGAGGTGTTTCCGTGCCGTCCTCCGTCGCTTCCGGTGCTTCTTCGTACTCATAGACTATCGCCCCGTTCCGGTAATACATCACGGGTATTTTTCCGGGTATCTCCTCGGGAGATGGGATAGATTCTACCTCTATCCATCTCTCCTTTTTATATTTTCCATAATAGATGGTTTCGACTTTTACACCGTCTAATTTAATTTGTATCATAACCTACTTTTACTTTATACATAATATCTCCAATTCTTCTTACATAACCGTCTTCTAGAAAATATTTACTGATTTCTTCCAATCTACTGTACGTGGGGCAGTCATTATTCTTGCAGAGAAGTGAAATGCTACCAATAAACCCTTTCAATGTAAGATACCCAATGTTACATATTATAAAAATAATTGCATTACCAGCATAATTTTTGTAATTTAGTGAATATAATGGATTGAATCCCACTGTATTAAAACATTCATCAGATGATTTTACATCAAAGCTGTTATCTTCTGCAACTAATCTCGTACCTCCTTTATCATACAACAAATAGCAATCTATATCATTATTAATAAGATATTTAATGTAAAAAGATGAAATAATACTTTCCCCTTCTATTATATGAATCTCTGAATCAACATCTTTTATAATATAAAGTTTTTTCCCTGCTGAAATTAAAACTCTATCATTATAAGAGGTTATGCTATAAGTAGATGAATCAATGTCTATTTGTTTATATACAGAAAAATTGATCGGTTCGATAATTAAAATTTTTTTTTCACCAGTAGCAACTATATAATTGTTGTATAGACTTATATTTTCATATTTAGTTATAACCTCTTTATTGAACTCTAAACTACCATCATTTAAATCTATTTTAGCAAGTCCTGTTATACGTCCCCGAACAAATGCATATCCTTCATAGAATAATACATCATTGTTTATCGTATGACGATATTCTCTATCTATATAAATGTTTTGTTTAATTTCCCATATTGTATTCCCCTTTTTAACGCGCTTAATCCACGAACTAGCAATATTATAAAAAGAAATAACAAACAAATCTTCCAAGTCACCATTTATAGGGATTGCAAATTCTGTATCTAAATGTCCATTTGTAAATGAACATTTATAAAACGGTATAAAGATATTATCTTGAAAATATTTACCGTCCACACTCTCCGCCGCTTGGTTAGCTTTATCGGCTGCCTCATTAGCGAGAGTTGCCGAGTTGTTCGCTGCCGTTGCGGCATTCTCTGCATTTCCCGCCGCTGTGTTGGCGTTCGATGTGGCTGTGCGGGTATCCGTAATAAGCCCTTCAAGGGTAGTTTGCATTTGGGAAAAACTCGTCTCTCTTTGAACTTCCGCTTCGGCTCTCTCACTCTCTGCCGAGGCACGGCTGCTTTCTGCCGATTCCCGTTTTGCTTCTTCCGCCGTCAACGTGTCGCCGAGAGCCTTTATATCCGTGGCCGCCTTGTTCGCCTTTTCAGCCGATTGATTGGCAACTGCCGCCGCTTCTGTCGCAGGACGTTGAAGCTCGGCGATTTGCTCCGGCGTAAAATCGTCGTAGGTAAAAGGGTCTCCCTTGTCGCCTTTCTCTCCCGGGAGGGTAACAACCTCTTTCGCCACCACAGGGTCAGGCACTACCACCTGCTCATGAACGATTGTACAATCATTATCTGCCATACTACTTGATGATTATATTGGTTTTGTCGACTCCTCCATAGTTCCATTTGCCGTCGTCGAAGTCGGCATCCTCTATCCAGTAGTGTCTCTCGACCGTGAGCAAGCCATAGCGGAAAGTCCCGGAATTGAATATGCCGTACAGCACGCCGTCACGGTACACACAGTTTTTACGTGTCTTTCCGTCGTAACTCACTTCGCAACAACAACCGGCCTCGTCCTTGTAGATGAACTTAAACTTCTTCGTCTCGGAATCGATGGGCTGCTTGTTTCTGTCCTCAAAGCCAATGGTAAACTTAATATCCTCCCATGAGTATTTCTCTTCGTACTTTTTTTCACTCATCGCTGCCATCGGATAATGCGTTGAACATTTTTTCAACCAGAGCTTTCGTCTCCTCGACCGTGGAGGTCATGGAATAGACATTCATGTTAAAACTGCCTTGCCCGACAGTGACATGGCCTTTTTCCACACCGTTTTCCACAATTCGGTAATTGACCGCTTGCAGGGTTTCCACAGTCTCTTTTCCGTTGAACGAACGGCTGATGTTTTCGCTGATTTTTACTAACTCAATCATAATGTTTTGTATTTATGGTTAACTGATAATCCCGCTGTCGGGAATGTCGAATGTCACGTTTTTGGATAGGGAGTCGAGTTGGACGCCGGCCTCGCCCGACGAGGAGACCCCATACACGGAACAGGTTAAATAATAGGTATGGGTTCCCGGTGGAAGGTCCGGATGCGTCGTCCCCAAAGGGATATTCAAAATGAGAATCCCAGTTCCCTTGTATTCGTAATCATAGATCGCGAGGAATCCGGACCCCGAAATACGGAAGGTGTATTTCTCACCCACCGGAGGATTTCCGTTCGGAAAACTGATACGCACCTGAAAGTAACTCGAAAGGAAAGTGAAATCCACGATTTTAATCGGGGTATATGTGCTGTTTATCTCGGCTGTCATGGCTATCGATGTGGGTATGGGGAAATAATCCGCCACGGTAATCTGTTTGTCGACCCCTGTCCAGTATTCGAACGACTTCTTATCGATAAGGAACAATGTCACCTTCAAATTCGTCCCTATCGAATCGTCCCCCGGAAATGTGTCGCTCTGTCCGACAGGAAGTATCGGCGGAGTAGTACCGTCACTGAAAAATTTTACCTTGAAAGCAGAGTACCACACATTGCCCACCCGCAAGGTGGTTACGGTGTTTGTAGAGGTATTTGTCAGCAATCGGGCAAAACTGCTTCCATTTCCATCGGTTGCCAAAATAGCCGGGTAATAATCGCCGATACTCTTGTCGGAGGCCAGCGACAGCCACGATTCGACGGGTACGCCGGTAGGATTCACCGAAGTATCGTAATAGTTGATGTCGACAAAAAGATACGGCACATCCGCACTGATTTCGTCAATTTTACTTCCGATAAGATTAGGTTCCGCATTGTGGTCGTAGCCGTCGAAGTCACTGAGGCGACAAAAATCTGTACCCGGGTGTGGATAGGCGACATAATCGAAAGAGGTATCATGGATAGCGACGATATTCGTGCCGTGCGGTATCGTGGCTTTCAGCCCATAGCGTATGCCCTGATTTTTGTCGGTGTCGCTCCCTTCCCATTGATCGACGTATGTAGTGACCCCGCCGGATTGCTGAGGATAGTTGTCGGATAGCGGTGCAGCCTGCGGATAGCGCACGGGTTTATGACGACTCCATTTGTTGATACGTCCCGGACGGCCACCCTGCAACAGGGGACGTTCGAGGGCAACGATGTCGGCCACGTCCCATATCCCGTTTGCCGGGTATATTCCCAGCAGATTATACGGGTCGGTTATCGCTACCGGGGCTACGATCTTGTTTTTATCGATGGCCATAGGCTCACTTTCCTCCTTTCCCTTTTAATTCGGACAATTCTTTTTTCAATCGTTCTATATCTTCCATAAGGGCTTTAACCAGACGGGCTGTCTCCTGCGTTGCTCCGGCAATCGTGTTGATATAGTCGGGCGAGAGGTAGTTGAGGGCTCCGTAACCGTCCTCCGTCTCGTAGGCCATCGATGGCAATACCTCTTTCACCTTTTGGTACAACAGCCCCGTATGGGCTTCCCCGTCCACGCCGCCCTTATTTCGCTCCCGGGCTTGGTCGGTGTATCGAAAATCACACACTCTTCCCATCGCCAAGAGTCTGTCGGTATAGCTGAGGGTATAGTCGAAATCTCGCTTCAAACGTTTGTCCGAAGTCGTTAGAGCGGTGACCGAGCCTTGTGCCGAGATATTGCCTTGCGACGATATATCCCCTCCGGCCGTGATGTTACCGTCCGATGTGATATACCCGTTCGAACGGAGATAGTTTGTGGCCAATATTCCGCCATTATAGATAGTAACCCTCTTGATACCGGTTTCCGCCACGACTCCTGAACAGTAAATTCTTTCAACCCCATTTATATCTCCGCTCATGGAAATGCTGCCTACATCGGTCAGATTACCCGAAACGTCACCCGTACCGTCGAACGACTGTCCCCAAATCGTCCGGGTATTTTTAAGCCTGTCGGCGGTGATGGAATCGTTATCCGTCAAGGCGATAGACGGAGTCACCACGGTCAGCTTGCTCACGCCGACTGTCGGCATGGGAGACAACGATATGCTTTCCACACAGTTCTCGCAAGTCCCGTTCAATGCCCCGTATGTGTTATAGACGAATATGGAGCAGGTCTGGTAATCCGTCTTGGCCGAAACCCAAAAACACACGTGTCCCCCGTACAAGAACACCTTCACGTCACCCAAATCGTCACCGAAATGCGTACCGGCCGTAGCCGTGAACTCGACATCGTTCGGGGCATAATTATACGCCTGTACGATCGTATTGATAATTCGTCGGCTATAATATCCATTTCCGACCAGATGCAACGTCAACATAGCCGCCTCGGCCTCTTCGACTTTCGTGCGAATCAACCACCCGTTTCCGGTGGCTGTCTCATACATGCCGCCCCTTTTATACAGGAAAGCCCCGTTGTCAAGTCCGTTCAACTTTTTCGCATTGTCCGATTCGACCGCACGCCCGACTGTCAGCCCCGTATATGTGCCGCTCACGTTGTTTATCTCGGCCAGCGAATAGGTAGGCTTGTTCGGCTGCTGCACCCAATCGTATAGGGTGATGCCTTTGGTGACAACGATGTTACCGCCCGTTTTGCTGACGGCCGTCACCACATTGCCTGTACCTATCGTAGATGCGCCGGCGTTGGCGAGTTTCCAAATCTCGTTAATCGTGTAGGCATTGAAGGTCTCCGTCATCGTGGTGTTGTCGAACGCCCCGCCCAGATCGTCGAACCCATGAACGAGCTTGATGAGCCCTCCTTCGCCACCGCCACCCCCTTCTCCACGCCATACACCAAGAGCGGATATTCCACCCTGTGAATACACATTAAATTTCGAGTATATCGTATTTTCCAACTCTGTGTCGAATTTCCACATATCGTTAATACGGGCAAATCCTTCCTGCATTTGTTTTACAGTCCGTTGATACGATTGTTGCAAGGAAGCCGTCATATCATTGATGGCAGAAATCAAGTCGATATTCTTATTGGCAGATGCAACCTCTTCTTTCAGTTCTTGCGTATTCCCTTTTATTAGGTTGTTCCCGATGGTAATAGTCTGTTCGCAAGGATAGTCGAGTTTGGTTGTAAGGCTTATAACACGAGTAACATATGAATATCCTGCGTTTATGTATTCGACTTTTCTTCCTATGGATAAATCAGGATTGTTTTCATCGAACACCACAGGATTAGATGAAAATTGGTAGTTGTTCTGGTCGGAAGAAAGCCGTTCTATTTCTTCGTTCATAGCCGTTTCTAGACGTATGTACGCTGAATCTGTATATTCTTCCGGCATTTTTATGTTGAATAGGATAATATCGTCATTTTCCGACGGTATAAGTCCCGTAATAGCGGGAATAATATAGTTACCTTCTTCCTCTTTATATTTAATCTCGAAATCTCCTTTTTTGACTTCGAAGCTTATACCATCATCACTTGTTATTGTTTTACTCTCATCGTGGTATATAAGCTCAAATTCCATACCTTGCAAAGCCCCCGATTGGAAATGTACCGAAGGTTCCTTATTTGGTATACGCATACCATTCGGATTTTTTTCTTCGTCATAAGGGGAATTGTCGAAGTTAAATTCCGGTATTTGAAAATACCATATCGCATATTGGTCGTATATAGGGTCTCCGTTTTCATCTGTGCCTATCTGTATTTTATCATTCGTTTCCGAGTCTATACGCCACATAAGGCGGAATCTGACATCTGATATGGAGAGTTCCGATGAAGGGTATATATCATCGAACAGGAGGATTTTGCTAAATATCTCTCCCTGTTGAAGGTTTGGCCTTATATCTTTATATCCGTTCGGGTATTTTTTAGGATCAAGAGTCAGCCGTTTGTTGACCAAATTGTTGACATTAGCACCTTTGTATTCCTGTACGATGTTTCGAGTTGACCCGAATGCGTAAAATCGGGTATAATACCCATCTTTTCCCTCCGTGACCGAAGGTGTATTGATGTTTTCACCAACTTCGAGAGAAACAACAGCTCCATGTTCGGATTTCGACAGATGAATAATCATGGAATCTTTCTCAACCCACCATTCTGTATCAAACGCAGATGCTATACTGTTCAAGGCAGACAATATGTCGATTGATTGGAAAGACAAAGAAGTGGAAGCGTTAAGAGAAGAATCTACGGCGTAAGTCCATGTATCTCTGGTTTCGTTCTCGATAGCCTTGCAAATAACACTCATGAAATTGGCCGGGTTATCGGTAAGAGACCAATCCGGCTCCCGATTCGTTATCTCGTTATTCTCATCGTAAGAATACATGAAAAAAGGCACTTTACCCCATGATATAAATTTCGAATGAAATTGTGGTTTGTATTGAAATTCGACCTCGTTCTTTTGTTTTGGATTATATGGCTCCAAAAGAGAATATTTCTCACCATCGAGTATAATATAAGCCCCTACCGGAATCTCTTCATTTTGGTCCGAGTTCCACGACAATTCTACATAATCGGATTTCATCAATTCCTCTACATGAACACACTCTTCTGTTATAGGAACTGATAAAATAGTCTCTCCTTGTATGTTTTTAATGTCTATCATGATGGTTTCGTATATCTTCATACGATTTCAGTCAAAGATAATAAAAATGTATGAAAAACATGCACTTTTTTATGAATTTCTATCTGCTGGATTATATTCGACAAGTTTTAGAGAAAATCGTGCTATTCCTCTCATGAATTGCGTAAATTGATTGCATGAAATATAGATTGTTTTGTAAGTAATATTTGGTTGATACTTTGTTTTTATATTTATTATGCCTGTTGCCAATTCTTCACAAAAGCTGTTGTATCTTGAAAAGAATTCTTCTTCCGTTTTTGCCGTCAGGTTAAAAGTTAAAGTGATATTTCGTTCATCGATTTTAGGATTAGAGGACAGGACTCGTTTGCCATGTTCTAATCGAGACTTGTTTTCGATGAACTCTTTTAAAGGCGGTGGTGTCATTAAGGAGGAAAGAGATGATGTATCCATACTTATACCCCAAGTTGTATAGCAGTCTTTCCCATTTATGTAAAACTCTCCCGATGCCATTTTATTTAAGTATAACTGAAGTTTTGTCTTTATTGATTTCTACAGGACAATTTCGTATGTTTATAAGTCTAATAACTGCGTAATTACGGGCAACTATTATAGCTCTGGCTCCATGCATGAGTATAACTTTGTGAACTCTAGTATTATCGTCAAATACTAGTTCCGCATTGGTATTGCCTATTAAAGCAATATTGGTATCATTACTTCTTTTTACATTTTTAGTGTCGACAAACACGCAATAATTGGTAATATCATTACTCATCTCACGGAACGTTTCAATAGGAGGGAAGTTGTTCTTCTCACAAAACTCTATGCCTTGTGGTGTAAAGAACAACCATACTAGAGTTTTCCAGTCACTAACACCATAAGACTTATCGCAAGCTCCTTTTTGTAAAGCAGCCATCATTATTTCTTTTACTGTATTCATATCTATAAATCTTTAGTATTCCTATTGACTTGTGCTATATCGGATTTTATATCAATTAATAATTTCGTATATTTTGCAATGTCTTCTAAGTAGCTATTCGTAATCACATGTTGATTAAGAATGTTATTTAGTATAGAATTGCTATTAGTTGATACAGATAAAAGAGAATTTAGAGAGATTACGGCTGAAATCATTTGGTTTTTGATTTCTTCACCAGAAAGCTGCAACGCTGTAAACCGGCCGTTTAATTCCGTTGCTGTATCTTGTGACATGGTTTCAAAACCTCCGGCTGTCGACTTTTGTTCGGTGGTAGAACTTTCTCCCATGAGACTATCAGCCCAACCGAATTGAGCATCTATTTCTTGTTGAAGCTGTTCAGCCATGTTGTTGATGTAATCTTGTTCCCATTGAGAAAGCACGTTGTCGGCATAAAATTGTTGCAACTTAGTGCGTATTTCCTCCATTTTATTTGAGGATTTAATTGCTGCCTTAATGCTCTCTGTTACCATTTGTTGCATCATCTGTTTTACAACATCTTTTGCAGATTTAGCCCTATTCTCGCCAGAAGCCCATGCATCTGCATAAGCTTCTGCAAAGTTGTCAATAGCACTTTTTAGGTCTTCACCAAATATGACATCGATAGCTTTTTCTTTGTTATCAGAAATGAGATTGTTTATTTCGTCAATTTGATTTTCCCATTCTTTTATTCTGTCGCTATCTGTATTCTTTTTATCTTGTTCTTCTTTAATTTGATTTTGAATAAGTACTTTTTGTTGTTCTAACAATTTATTTTGGTCTTCAATCAAGCTGGAAGCACTCTTTCCGTAAGCAGTTTCAATGGACTTGCCTAACTTTTCATACGAACGGTCAAGTGTATCTACCTGATCTTGTAATTTCTGAATCCGTTTTTCATTTTTTGCGTCGTGGATTTTTGCGATAGAGGAAGCAAGAGAGGAGACAAGACCGATGGCAGCACCAGCAGCAGAACCTATCGGTCCAAATATAGCACCTGCTTCTGCCCCTTGCATAGCTGAATTGAGGACGTCCATAGCCACATTGATACCTTCGGCAATGCCTGACAGTGTATCAGATCCGAAAGCCTCTCCGAGATTTGAAAATGTGTCGGAAAGGAATTGGGCCACACTTAATACCTCACTCAATCCACTTCTTATTTCTTCAAGTCCATCTTGCAATTTTTTTGTGTTTGAACCAGCATCGAATACTTTTTTAAGACCATTAGCTAGTTTGTTAAACCCCGTTTCAGATTGATCTGCGGAATTACGGACATTATCTATACCTTTTCTAATTCGTCCTAATTCTTCGGGAGATTTACGCAATGTGTCGAAGGTCTCTTTTGTCATACCAAATTCAAGACCTTTGTTTTCGTCCCATTCGCCTGATTGCAAGAATTGGAATGCCCGTTCAGCTTCATTAGCAATGAGACGCATATCTGCAACTGTGTGTTGACGCATATCGTCAAACAATTTACTTATGGCAGACGTAGATTTATTCGCCTCTATATCCAAATCAGATAGTGCCCTTTTTGTTTCTTCGTCAATAGACTTCTGTTCCCATTCGTTTTTGCCTAACTTACGAGATTCGCCTTGCGCAATAATAGCATTACGCTTTTCATAATAGTTCCCGTAAGCGGCAAGATAATCGTTCATTGCGTTAATTTCATCATCGAGAATTTCTTTGGTCTGTTTATTCTTATTCTTTTCATTTAACCTATTTGCGGTATCAATATCTTCCTGTTGTTCAGTTGTTAGTCCATTCTCATTAAGCTTGGAGGGTTCAATCTTAGCTACTTTGTTTAACTCGGACAGCTCTTTCTCTTTCTTTTTAATTTCTTTTTTCTGTTCTTCATAATAGTAGTTAATTTGCTTCAATTTCTTATCTTTACCTTCTTCCCAGAGGGAGATTTCTTTCTCTTGATTTTTTTTACGAAGCTCAAGAAGTTCATCAACAAGTTTCTGCTCGGCCTCTTTTTGCTCTTTTGCTTGCTTATCTTCAGCCGCTTTATCAGATTTGGTTTTAGGCAGCTTTGCACGGAGTGCGTCAATTCGTGATTGTAACGCATTGTATTCCTTGCTTCCACTTACAGTTTCTCCCTGCTCTTTCTCTAATTTTGAGATTTGTGTTTTGACTTCATTGATTACTCTCAAATCTTTCTCACGTTCAAGTATAGTGTCTTGAAGCGACTTGATATAAGCCTCTTGTTGATCCACTGCTTCTTTTGTTCCGCTGCCGTCTGCAAGGGCCTTTTTTAATGATGCAAGTGAGGTTTCAGCCTTCTTGATTTCTTCTTCAAGTTGGGAGATGGATTTACCTTCTGTTGTAAAAATATTTTCAGTAGGTGAATCAAATGAGGGTTCGGGAATGAAATATTTGTTTCTGTATTCTTCTAAATTTTTATTTCTTATTTCAGCTTGTCGCCTTATTTCAAATAGAAGTGTATTTGCACTTTCTCCCCATCCAGTAGATACATCATTAAAAATCCTTTGAATTTCTGTCGGTATATCTCGACCGCTATCCAGCCAGTTTAACCAATTTCGGTAGACTTTTAATCCAGACTCATCTCCATATTTTTTTGTAAATGCGTCATATACTTTTGTTAAGTTTTTTTCTCTGACGCTATTGTATATATCTTCTTCTTGTTTGGCAAAATTGGTATAATTTTGTGCGGCCATAGATTTACGTATGGCTTTTTCTAATTTTTCATATTGTCCAGCAAGAGACCCTGTTTTATCAATTTCTTCATCAATGCCAGAAAGATACTTTGAATAGCCATTTACTATTTTTTCTTTTATAGCATACCATTCGTCAGACCATTTTTTAGCCTCCGTAAGTTGCCTATTAAGTTCCCTTAATGTGGACATTTCATTTAATGCAGCCACTTCGGTTTTACCAAATTCATCGTTCAGCCTTTCCTGTGCCTTTTCTGCTTCTGTTTGATAAGTGACTAATTTATAAACACCTAAACCTAGTGCTGCCACTGCCGCTGCTACTGCGACATATGGGTTGGCAAGTAAAGTCTTGTTCAGTGCAGCTTGCGCAACTTGCAATAATTTCGTGCGAGTAGCAGCCAAAGCTTCTGCATTTGATAATGTTATTCCTGAAGCTGCCGCAAGACTTTGATTTAATGCGGACTGAGCTAATACGGCGGAATATACTTTTTGTAAAGCTGTTATAGTAATCAATGCAGCTTTATACGCTCCGTATGTTCCGACGATTTCAAGCAAGGTTTTTCCGACAGTTTCATAGTTTCCTATCAAATAAGAGACTCCGGATAATGCATCATTGATGATACCTTCATTCGCTTTGCCGATGTCGTTTAACATAATAAAGAAACTGTCTTTTATGTTAGAAATCTGTCCGGTGATGGTTTTGCTCTGCGCTTCCATCAGTCCACCGAATTTGCCTCCCTCGTTTGTCAGGCTTTCAATGACTTTCTGCACTTCTGGGAAACCTACCCGTCCTGCTTCGATCAATCCTTGTACTTCGCTTTTAGCCACACCGAGTTGTTTGGCAAGCTCGTCAATCATAGGAATACCACGGGTTGTGAATTGAATGAGGTCTCTTGTATAAAGTCGACCTTGTGTCATTGTTGTTCCATAGACATAAATCAAATCGCCCAACGGTATGCTCAGTCCGGCTGCAATGTCGCCAAGTCTGATAAGGGTCTGATTCACGTCCTCCGCAGCAAAGCCGTAAGCCAATAATTGACGAGCTCCATCGGCAACATCTCGTAGTTCGAATGGGGTTTTGACAGCTGTTTCTATGAGCTGAGCCATAAGGACGTTTGCCTTTTCACCACTTCCAAGCATAGTGGTAAAAGCGACCTCTAATTGTTGAATTTCACCTCTTGCTTGTATAATATTTTGGATAAGTTCTTTTGCTGTAAATCCAGCACCAAAAGCAGCAGCTGCTTTCGTCATTTTGTTGAACATATCTTCTATGCCCAATCCATTTTTTTCTATTTCCTTAGAAGTATTGGTTACTCCGGTTTCTACTTCTCGTAGTTTACGAAGAAAATTAGAATTGTCGCCTGTTATATCAAAATGAAGTCCGGCCATGAGTCTTTTCGATTAAAGGGGGTAGATGTAACATCACATCATTTGCAAATATACAAAAGTGTATGAAATTCATATACTTTTGATAAAATAGAATAGAGTTAATAAAGTTTAACTAATGTGTGAGTATAAATATTTTAATAAATGATTATTGTATTATACTTTTGACGAAACAATCTTAACAGTATAAGATATGGATTTCAAAGATACAATTCAACAGATTGTAGAGAAAATTGCTAAACAGAAGGATAGCATAGCAACGGAAGAAGCGACAAAAACCTCTTTTGTAATGCCTATGATAGCAGCATTGGGATATGATGTATTCAATCCCTTTGAGGTTGTACCGGAAATGGATTGTGACTTAGTTAAGAGGAAAGGCGAAAAAATAGACTATGCCATAATGAAGGACGAAAATCCTATACTACTTATAGAATGCAAGCATTGTAAACAAAACTTGAATTTACATGACACTCAGTTACAAAGATATTTTGTCGCTTCAAAGGCTAGGTTTGGGGTCTTGACGAATGGAATAGAATATCGCTTTTATACAGATTTAGAAAAGGTGAACATAATGGACGAAAAGCCGTTCCTTGTGGTGAATATGCTCGATTTATCGGACAACGATATTGAGCAACTAAAAAAGTTTCATAAGTCTTATTATAATGAGCAAGATATATTGAGCACGGCACAAGAGTTACAAATCACCATTCAGATAAAAGACCTGCTTACAAAGAACTTTCAAGATCCGGGAGAGGAGTTTACTCGTTATTTCGTAAGATGTCTGAATGACTGGAAGTCTACCGCAAAACAAATTGAGCTATACAAACCGATATTAAAGAAGTCCATTGCTTCGGTGATTAACGATATTATATCCGACCGTTTGAATGTGGCTATGAAGAATGAGAATAAGGAGGAAAAGCAAATGCCACAGGAGGTTGAGAATGAAAATCAACAGCCGAACGAAATGAATGAAGAAAAACTTCCTGATGGTGTAGTATTTCAAGACCGAGAAAAAGGTATAGTTACTACACAAGAGGAGATAGATGCTTATAACATTGTGCGCAGTATATTGAGGCAGTATGTAGATGTATCTCGTATTCAATATAACGACTACAAGACTTATTTTTCCGTGAACATAGATGGTAGTACATGGTGGTGGATTTGCCGCATTTATATAGGGAAACGGAGTAAAAAAATATGCTTGCCAAAGGATAACTACAAGACGAATGAATGGATTGACATTGAGACTATCGATGATATTTTTAATTATGCCGATGGTCTTAAAGAGAGTCTTGATTTGGCATTGAAAGAGGCGAATTATTGGATTGCAAAGAAAAATAAATTAGAAAAATGACAAACGTAATTAATACAAATTTTAGAATTATGAGAAAGTTTTTGCTAATCATAGTTTGTGCTTTATCCATTACATCTTGCTCAGATAATGATCCTGAGATATTATCAGTAATGATTAATGTAAAATGTGATAATAAAATTGCATCTCCTTCTTTGGTTCGCTTATATGAATATGAAACAGCAAGAGACTTTGATGACAGCTATATGTCTACAATGGAGTACGGCGATTCTCAAGTTTTAAGAGATAAGTTGGGTAATGAGTTGACTCCCGCATATACATCTGACACGTTTTCTGGAATAAATATTTTTGAGGACATAAAAACAGGGGCATATTTGGCTGTAATACTTTATAAACCTGACGGCTTTACATGGCCTATGTTTTATTTTTATGGATATAAAGTAATTAATGTTGACGAGGATAATAACGCACTTTTACATAATATATGTTTTTCTTATAGTGAATACGACCGAGGTAAATTCATTGAGTTTTAGTCCCACTTCATTCCTTTTATTTTATCCATATTTTTAGGATCGTCCCCGTTTATAAATGTTCGGTCCGTAGATATATGATATTTTTTTATCTCGTCGTCAGTAAGGTATATAGATGTTATGTAATCATTAAGTAACATATGCAGGTTGGCATAACTAATACCCCATACAACATAGTCCATAGTCCAGCCATAGCGTTCGCAGGCTATATCTATCAAAGTACCATAAATACTTTTACCTCCAAAGGTTATAGTGTTACACTTCTTTTTCTTGATTCTTGATATTTTTTCTTGTTCTTTTTTCTCAATATCAATCTTGAAGTGTTGAATAAACTGGTCAATGTTATCCTTTGATAACACTATTATGAATAGTTGAGCAAGTTCTTCATTCGATAGGTTGTCTTCAAATAGCTTTCGTCTTTCATTTATTAGGTGGCTATTGAATAATTCTTCCTTTTTATCGAATGTATGGTAAGACAATATTTTGCATATAATATCTCTTTTGGAATCGCATAATCGTAATGCTTCCATATATGGATTTAGAGAAAGGAAGTCTTTATTTATTTCTAAATTTTCGGTAAGACGTGATAAAAGGTATATTTTACCCAATGTGGCAGGGTATAAGTAAAATTGCATTTCTCCTATATGGAACTCATAAGGTCTTTCCATGATAGTATCTGCAATATCCATTTCTATTATTTTCCCTTCTTTATCCATGCAAAATAAATTATATTGAGCGCAACTGTGGGGTCGAACCACAACTTTATACATGGAGTGTATATGTGCTACCGTTACACTAGATACGCAGAACACGTGGGTACGAAGCCCCCACGTTTGGCTCTATCTACAACCTATTGAATTATCCACCAACACTTGGATTAGGAGCTACTTCGAATTTATCACCGTCTCCAGACTCATCTTCAGGATCGCATTCAATTTTACTGATGTTTCCACCGGATTCCGTCACGATGATTTTACCCCACTGAATTTGTTTTTTATCGGCGGCTGCTTTCAAAGCATCAAAAGTGTATGCCCAAACACCACCGTCAGCAGAAGTAAAAGTGTCTTCAACGGAAACTGTCGTTTTCTCCATGCAGAAGCCTTGAACTTCTGTGTCTTCCGGTTGAACAACAACGGCATAATTGTGTGCAACAACACCATCGCTATCACTTACAGGACGCTTACGTCCTTTTGCGGCACGAATGTTCAATGCCAAAGCATAGGTATTCTTTCCATACTTTACATCCTCATTTTCGCCTCCTTCGATTTTTGCTTCTTGTTTATCTCCTTTTGTTGTTGTCAACTGTGTAGAATCTTCCACAGGGGTAGGTAATTCCTCCCATTTAGGAGCAGAAGCATCCAAATCTTTTATAAATACACGGGGCTTACCCCATCCTATTACTGCCATGATATACCTAATTTATATTAAAAATTTATTCGTTATTTATCTCTATGTACAGTTTGTTATTAATGAAATGCTCTGTATGTCCGTCTTCAAATGAAACTCCTGTTGAATCAGTTTTTTGACTGCATTGTGATGGAACCGTATGATATTCGTCTTTTCGTATAGCGAATAAAAACTTCGATAGTTCGCATAATTCACAAATTCGGATTGAATCTTTTTCCCATGTTTTGGTTTCAGAGTTCCATAAGTCTTTGACATATATATTGACATTCACATAAGCTCGTTGTATTTGCCCGCAACCTTCATTTGCAAGAACAGATATGACTATATCTTCTTTATCAGATTTGTTGGGCCTTCCTCTGTCACTCAATTTACCGGAGACATTACGTTCGAGTTCTGTACCTTTAATTTTGTGATAAACGAACTTAGCTATTTCAATATCGGATTTCATTATTTCGCAATCTGTCTTTTAAGTTTTTCAAGCATCAATGGAACTTGTTCTCTTGCCCAAAGTTCGGTTGATGCAAGTACGTCTTTATTATCCATCGCTTCTACAAACTCAGCATAGTTCATTCCGGCGACTACGATAAGTACATAGTTATTGGAATATCTTTTAGCAAGTTCTTTCGCTAAGTCTTTACCTGTTTTTACACCTTCTGAACCTTGCTTCACTTGGTTGAAAGTTGAGTATTGAATGATGTTCTTATTATGAGCAATCACATATCCAACCGAACTACGCAAGTTGCCTGTTTGGTCGTACCAACTTTTATCACCTGCTCTATCACGAATTTTTGTAACGCATTGTTCGCCAAGTTTGGATAAAGCACGAATAGTAAGACGCTCGACACGCTCTGCTTCTCTCATGAGCATGTCATGCACTTCGCTTAGCTTGGTGGTCATTCTTATACCCATAGTTTACATTGTTTCTGGTAGCGATGGAAACCTTTCACACTAAACTCCCTTTCAATTCCTTCAAGCAGATGTATCTTAATCCTGTCACCGATCATGAATGTTCGACAATTTGCACGTAGATAAACTGTATATGAATAGCTTCTTACAATACCATCGTCAAACTCTTTTTCAGAGGCTTTACCGGCAGGAACCGCGTCGCATTCAATACAGCCTTCCCAGTTAGTTTCTCCTTCATGATAATCACCATTGCTATCCTCGTAACCATCTTTTGATACGAGGTACTGCAATCTGTGTGGATATAGTCTTATTACTGACATATTACAAAAGGCAGTCACCTATATATACCATTGGCTTTGCCTCCAACTCTACCGAAGGTTCACCAATGGCATTATAGATTGAGTTAACACGTAACAGAATACGTTCTTTGTCTTTATCTGACAAAGACCCGAAAGACTTGTCTGCTTCAGAAAAATTGATAGATTGAACTAAAGACCAAAGACAGTCAGCCAAAGCTCCCATATACTCTTTTGAGCTCATTGTATCTGAATCGCAATAACTAAGAGGATTGAGTTTGCGTTTTATCATCACATTCTCTACAAAACCGATAGAAATCGGATAATGTATTTCGTCTATGAGAGCTTGCTGAATTGTCTTCATGGCTTAACTATCTCCATTTGTTGTTTTATATGATTCAACAGCTTTTTTGAGCTTCGCTTCATCGGCATCATTCAATTTGTTTACAGCAGCAATTAACTTATCGTCTGAAATAGTCGTCGATAAGTTTTTACCGGTTATTTTATTGAACTCTGCGACGAAGTTTGCTTTTATGTAAGCTTGCCCCCAAATGGTGATGTTCTTATCGGTAGAATCTTTTCCCTCTTCGGTAGAGTCAATCGTTTGAGCCTCTGAAATGTCGAGGGAGTAGATTTGGTCTACATTCTCAATAACAGGGAGAACTAATGCTTGACCACTTGTAAATTCCTGCAAAGGATCATTTTTAGAATACTTGCTGATAAGTTTGTATTCATCTACCGTGGAATAAATTACTCCTGCTACGGGATTAGTAACTTCTGCAAGTGTGCCCCAAACCAATGCGCCAACTTCTTGTGTAGTAAGGAATATTAGTTTGTTCGCATTCCACGGTTTGTACGGAATGCGTTTACCATTTTTCTCAGAAATGACTGTACGGTCAATCTTTAAGAATGTAATTCCGTTGTTGTCATCGGCAAATGCTTCGTCAAATAATGTAGCAGTAGGAACAGGCAACTTAGTGTTGCTGTCGAATGTTTGACCTCGATAGTTGGCAACCAATTCTTTTGCCCATTGTTCTTGTCTCATTTTATTGTAAGTCGATAACGAGATTGCTATCGTTGTAATGGAGTTTCCATCTGCGTCAGCTTTTGCAATAACACGCTTTATGTCATCAGAGGAAATAGTCCCAGCGGTTTCTACACCAAAGCTATTTTGCGGTAAATAGTTGAAATTTATGCGCAATCCAGTTCCTGTATTGTTTTCATCTTCAACGATTACGACACCATCAGATAAAGCAGTTAAAAAGTTTGCTTCGTTCTTTTCATCGATACCAACGGAACAAGCTACTGCATCGTTGGTTAGCTTGTTAGCTATATTAGTGAACGCAGCTCCTTGAGCTTTCATGATGTTGATTGTGTTGATCTGAGTCTCACGAAGAATTTTTTTCATTCCGACCTTTGGCAGTGTACCATTTGCGTGAGCAATGGAGTCTCTCATCTTGGGAGGGAGAGGTGAGTCCATTGCTACCATGTCAGCCGCAACATAAGTTGTGTTAACTGATGCACTTTCCCACTTTTGGTCTGCGGAATATTCTTTGCGAAGCATTGTCTTGTGAAGATATGTAAGCTGATTGCCTCGCTTACCATTGATTCTCTCGATGATAGTTTGAAGTTTCGGGAAAATCTTTCCGATGTATTCAATAAATAGTGATTCTTTCATTTTTTACCTCCTTTCTACATTAATCGTGTAAGAATACAAGAGTTGGCAATGCCGTTTTCATAGCCGCTTTTATGTCGTCTATGGGGTATGGACTCGCCAAATCATTGACTTCGCCACTATACATAATACCAACCAATGGTTCACTAGTTGGTTTTGTACATACAACTACTCCTACATATTCGTGGGAACCGGGAAGTGAGTCGTATCCATCGCCAGATGATTTTACGGGCATAGGTTTGTACGTGTCTGTTGACGGATCACGAATAACAACGTGCCCGGCTTTAATAACCGGAAGGTTATAATTTGATACGTCAAGAGTACGACCTCCGATAATGCCAGCTACATAATGCCGAATTACGACAGAATCCATTCCGGCATTGAGAATTTCCATTTCGCTTGCTAAATTTGCTGTTGCACCCATTGTTACAATTTCTTTTTTGACTTAGAAAGTGTTGACTAAATCTTCAATTTCTTTGTCGGTTAATACTTCGTCTTGATTACCCGAACCTTTACTTCCGGCAGCAGGAGGGGTTGCCAATGTTGCCAAACCTGCATCTGCACGCTCTTGATTGTAATTCTTCAGGTCTTCCTCAACATCAGAATAGAACTCCTCGAAATCGTCGTCACTCTCAAAGCTCATTTTAGAGAAGCTTTTCAAGGTACGCGAACCGAATGTTCCGGTGTCTTTCAGCAGGGCTTCAAGTTTGGCTTTACGCAAGTTAGAAACTTTTTCACCTTCCAATGCGGCAAAACGGGCTTCCTGTTGCTCTCTGAAAGACTTAAACCATGCGGGTTCTTCGTCTTGTTCATTTCCTTTGTTGTTGGGATTTTTCTTGTTTGAACCAGCTTGACGAGAGCCGCCTTTTGACGTGTCATCGTCATCGTCGTCATCATCATCTTCTTCTGATTCGGGGTGTTTCTTCTTCCATTCGTCAAGCAAACGGTTGGCTTGCGACTGGCCGAAAGTGAGGTAAGGGAGAACCGCTTCTATCTGTTCGTCGATTTCTGCGTTTACATCCTCTTCTGAGGCATCTTCTGCGGATTTCAGGTTATCGGCAATCTTGGCGGCGATACCCTTCAATTCCTTTGCGTTGAACCCTAACGCCTTCGCTTTAAGTTTCAACCTTACGAAAACTTGCTGTTGTCTGTTCATTTCATTTAGGTTTAAACAAAAAAATAGTCTGCGTAGCAATGTAGCCAGCAGACTATTCGCATCTTCTTTCAGATGTGCCTCCGCCTAAACGGACAAACAGGTGTTTACGACAAGTCGGGTGGCGTACATCTTCATACGCTTTCTGCAAATATATAGTAAAGTATATGAATCTCATACACTTTTCAATAAAATATTGATTGAGTTTTATTTTTTTTAAGAAAACAAAGTAATAAAAATAAGAGATTTGATTGATTTTACCTTCTGTGAGAAATGCGGGATAAATATTCGATTCACTGCCTTACGAAATCGTATAATAGCCCTCAAAGGTTAATAATGTTGAATTATGCATGAAATTCATACACTTTCAAGATTCCATGCTATAATTTTGTGCCCAATATTATGCGTGACATTCGCAACCTATTATCACAAGGAGTAGCCGAATTCAATTGGGGATTGGGGTTATACCTGAACCCTAATGTCTAGTTTCCCGCCAAGCCCTTTCGTTACGATGTCATATAGTGTAGAGAGCGTGAGGTTGCTCCCTTCTCTTTCCACCTTTGATATGAAAGAGCGTTCTTTCCCTATCTTCTTAGCAAGCTGGTCTTGGGTTAGGTTCCTCGCTTCACGGGCATTGCGGATCTGAAGCCCAACACGAAGGTTGGAAAGTTCGGTTTCAATCTTATCGCGGCGCGGAGTGCCAATTTCTCCATAAACCTTATTCTTTATATCCTCAATAGTGTAAGTTTCCATAATCATTTCCTTTCTTTTTTCTTTTCATTAAAGTATTCTTGCATGAGCCTTACAGCCCGGTCTATCTCTTTTTTCGGTGTCTTTTGCGTCTTTTTCTGAAAGCCGCTCAGTAAGATGACCATTTTTTCACCATCAAAAAAGCAAAAAACACGTATTATGTCACTTGAAAATTGCACTCTGATTTCATAAAGTCCCCTTGTACCTTCAATATGCTTCAAGTATTTCTCTGGAACAACTTGAAGCGTTTCGACATATTGTATGGTTTTCACCACCTTATCCTGCATCTTTTCGGAAAGCGACTTCACAAAATCTATGAAATAGTGCTTATATGCTATGACGTTTCTTACTTTCATGTCGCAAATGTAACTTATAATTCACATTTCCGCAAATATTTCCAGCTTTTTCTTTGCAATTTCAAAATAAAAGGGTCGGAACATTATTCCGACCCAAGGTGGAAATCAACAAGTTTGGTTACTTGCCGAAGATGGCTTATGCAAAGCCCCGAACCATAAGGAACGGGGCTGGATAGTTAGTATTATTGTATAGTTTTTAGGCAATCCGAAAAACCAATAAATCAAATGTTTAACTACACACCTCATCAAGATGTATTTTACATACCCAAAAAAATGGTATATGTAAAAGCATAATACCCGGGAAAATTACGGCAAGATCACGCAAGGTAAAATACGCAGATAGTTGCGTATTCAATTTTTCTTCCTCTTTTTCCAATGCAATAAAAAAAGGGAATTGCACAATAAAAAAATATTATTTTATCAATTAATGTAATCCTCAATAATATTACATTTTTCCTTAAATTCTTCAATTATATTCAATTCTTCTTCATTCAGTCCTTTAATGTTTATCCCACATTTCTCACAAAAGATAAAATCAATAGAGTTTTTATGCCCATTTTCACATACAAATTTTTTTTCATCGCATTTAGAAAATATGCCTCCTTTTACATTCTCAATATTGCCAGTATTTGGAAGATTATTTAAATATTCCAATATTCTTTTCATACCTTGTAAATCATTTGTATTGTAATATTCTTTTGTAGCCGATAGTAAATGTATTCCAATATGTAATTCTTGTTTGATTATTTCGTAAATAGAATTTGAATCAAATAAATTATATTTCTCAATCAAATCTCTTATTTTTTTATACTTAAAATATTTGTAAACAAAAGGGATAATATGATTTGCAGGAATTACTGATAAAATTTGTTTTATATTAGTTACCTCTACCTCATTAGAGTTATAATTGACATCTAGTGATATATACCTTTTTATGAGATCCTCTACAATTTCTATTTGAGGGTTTTCTAATAAAAATTCCACCCATTCCTTACATATTGGTGAAGATTTTTTTATTCGTGATACTATGTATCTTCGCTGAATTTCTTTTTGAAGATCTATTGATGAAATTTGAGAATGACAATCCACGGCTTTAATATCTTCATCATTTTTTTCTATAATACAAGCTGTTCCAGAAACAGATACCATAAACATAGATTTATCTCTGCTAGATATTTCGTCGAAATCTACCTTAAATCCAACAATGGCATTTGCCCCTAAGTTTATAGCTTTTTGTTTTAATTCTTTTGATGCTTCATTATAAATAATTTGGAGTTTTCTTTTATATGAGCCAGATCTCCCTCCAAAAAAATCTGTAACCGACGCTGCAAAATCAGAAAACACATTAGTACCTATTACAATATTTGAGCATATTGTATCAATATATCTTTTTATAGGACAATTCTCTATTGTATCAGTAGTTGTTATAATAAATCTGTTTTTCATGGCTTAATCTTTTGACTCGGTTACTTTTAACTTGGTTCCACATTTAGGGCAAACTATTGTATTACTTAACTCGTCCGCAAAAAAATCCCCGACGCTGCATCCTATTACATCGGCAATCCTTTGTAGCGTGTCGATAGTTGGATTATTGTTAATAGATTGAGATAATGTCCCTTTACTAATAGGGCGGGGCTTGATTTCATTTGCAACTCGTTCAAGTGTGTAACCACGTTCTTTAATTACTCTTTTAATATCCATAATCAGTGTTTTATTATATCCAAACGCAAAGATATATAAATAAAAATAAACATACTGCTATAATAGAACAAATTTAATGTTATTGTATATTTTAACCAAACTATCTATATTTGTTAAAGTTCTGTTAAAACAGAACTTTTCTTTTGTTTGTTCGGTTTTAATCTATACATTTGTCACATCAAACAAAAACAAACAAGGATATGAAAACGAAAATCGACAAATCGCAACTTTTCAAAATGGCTTGGTCAATGTATAAACGCTCTATCTCGGTTCTCGGGCGAGAGTTCTGCCAGTCGTTCAGTGCTTGTTTGAGGAATGCATGGTTTAAGATGAAATCGGAAGCCCGCAAAGCGGAAAAAGAGGCTCGCCGGTTGATGAAGAAGTCGGAACCCACACAAAAGCCCGAACCGGTTGTATTTGACGCAGCAATGGAAAGAGGGATAACGGAGTATTACAGAAGCCAAAGCGGGCGTTATTGCGGAGATTAAAATAAACAAAACACGTTGCTGCTCTTCCAAAACAGCACGAGACGGTGGACCGGTCACGGGGGAAACAAAAACCGGTCCACTTTAATAAAGACCAATATTACTAACAATTAAAAGACAAGAGCAATGAAACATTCGGAAGAACAAATAAAAGAAATAATGTTGGCCCTATACGAACAACTTGGCGGACATAAATTTGTAGTTATGACAGGATCAAAATTTACCGGTTACGCGGAGAATGAATCTGGTGACATGGAGCAGGTTATTAAATTGAGCAAAAATAAATCTGGCGCAGATAAATTAATCATCACCTATGAAGAAGGTAAGGATACTTATTCTATGAGATTCATCAAATCCCCGAAATTAAACAAAAAGACTTTTTCTTTTTCCGAGGCCAAAGAGGTCTTCTTTTCGAGTGATATTTATGATGAACAGTTGCAAGAAGTGTTTACACAAGTGACAGGCTTATACACTCATCTTTAAACATATAATCGATGAAAGTAAACGAACCTAACAATAGGATCGAAATAGCATAACGATTTAATACATAAAAGCAATGAACACGTATTACAAGTTTGCGCCAAATGTGTTTTTGGCAAAGTGCGACGAGAAGCACGAAAAAGGAGAAGTTATAGAAGTTACAACCAAGTATGGAAAAGAGAATGAAAGCATAGTATTTAACCTGATATTTGAGCGCGACGGATTCTATTATTACTCCATCGTAAGAGCTGACGGATTCAACGTACAAGAATGGGCTAAACGTAGAGCCGAACGTAGACGTGAATGGTCTGTATCAGCAGATAAAAAAAGTATTGAATATTCCAAAAAGTCAAATAAGGATAGAGATTTTCTTTCACTTGGAGAACCCATTAAAGTAGGGCATCATAGCGAAAGACGACACAGAAAAGCGATAGAGGATGCTTGGTACAACATGGGCAAAAGTGTTGAATTTAGCGACAAAGCAACAAAACATGAAAGAGAAGCCGAATACTGGGACAAGCGAGCTACAACCATCAACCTATCCATGCCGGAAAGTATCGACTTTTATGCGCACAAGCTGGAAGAAGCCAAAGAATACCATGAAGGTATAAAGTCAGGCAAATATCCACGTGAACACTCCTACACTCTTACTTATGCAAAAAAAGCAGTAAATGAAGCTCAAAAGAATTATGATCTTGCAGTAAAATTATGGGGAGAATAAAAATGGAAAAGTTGATTAGAAACGATAACGCACCATTAAAGAACAAGTTTTAGAATATTTATTCAAACATAGAACCCTCCCCAAATATTATCCATTCCAATGAAACTCCATAGTCATAAACAAGATAATATATCCATTCGGGCTTCAAAACACTACGGTCTGGATTTTTTCTCACATTTGCTATATTGGTACGAGTTATATTGTGCTTCCTCGTGAATGTTTTAAGCCCACGAATGCGTCTCTGTGCTTTGAGCATATCAACCGCTTCAAAGAAACGTTTGGTTATAGCGATTCCTTCCTTAGAAATTTTCATGGCTCAAGTTTTAGTAACTGTTCTATTTCTTGTTTTATATCTTCTGGAGTTTTAATATAAGTAGCTATTTTATTGAATAGCTCATCGTTGTCTTTACTACTCTGTTTAAGAAACACCATTGATTCCCCTCCGTTATCCATGACAAATAGAGTATCTTTATTTATCTTGTATTTTATTGTATCAGCCCAATATTCTGAGTGTATGCTTATTTGGTTCTCATTTATATGTTCCCAATTTATTAAATCAACCGTACCAATACTTGATGTAGAATCTTCCGGGGAAACTGACCACATGATTCCAGAACCTCCTTTTTTAAAAATAGCGTGGTTAATTGTCAAAATTTCTCCATTATATAGATGAATCGAATTCTTATCTTGCTCCCAATGTCCCACCAGTTGTTCATTTGCACAACTAAATAATGTCAATAATTGTAGTGCTATAATTACGTAGAAAAGGATTTTCATAAGTCACAATTTAGAATGCTTGTTTCTGCGTTTATTGCTTTTTCTAATTATTATGTCTTTCTGCTTATTTATACGTTCAGAAATCTGTTGAATTTAGTCTTTGGAATTCATGGCTATTTTAGTTTTAAGCATACATATCTTCCACTTTGTTTTTCAATACAATTAGTATTTTTCTTTTCAGCACTTTGTTTTCAGAATCTACAATGGAGGAAATACAATCGTCTAACAGTTTGAACATCTTGACTGTTGCGTTGTCTTTCGCTTTTTCAGTCTTCAATGTGCCGAATTTTGCTTCATAAATATCGAACGCATCACAAGCTATCCTTATGATGTTCTCATTCTTATTGTCGTCTACTTTTTGCTTCGCAACACATGCGGATTCATGATTCAGCTTTATATCGTTTTCCATCATCCACTTCATATGTTCGCATACAGTCTCGTATCTACTGTTTAGCGTATCCAGATTCTTTGTCTTGTCAATGATTGATAGGCTTTCGTTTATGATCTTCAATCGGCTTCTTCCCTCTATCTCAACCGTTGCATAACGTACCGAAGATTCGTATACCAAGCGTTTTTCTTGCTCACTCAGTATATGCTTCCTCGGTCTTAATCCTAATAGTTTGCCAAATAACCCCATTACACCATCTATTTCTTCTTGTCTTTTCTCTTAATGGTATGTTTCAGTTTCAGCACGGCGAAGTTTAGTTCTATTTCGGTCTCCGTCTCGTTCGTCTGCATATCCTCCCCGAACAGGTCTGCCATGATCTCCCCGCTTTTCTGCATGAGCGATTTTTGGGTGAACTGGTCGGGATTCGCCGATAGCTCTCCTATGGTTCTCGACAACTCCCTCAATTTGGCGAATGCCTCTATAATGGCAATCGTGGTCTCTGTCGCTTGGGGGCTTTTTAGGATAGTCGCCAGCATATAAAGTCCTTTCTCTGTGAATGCTTTCGGTATTGCCCGGCTTTTAGGGCTGTTTGCAATCAAATTTTTTGACCGCAACTCTTTAAGTTCCTGTTTACCAAGTTCAAACACATACCCTTCTGGGAATTTGCTTGGGTTGTTTTTTACAGCTTGGTTTATCTCTCTCGTCTCCACTCCGTAGAGCTCTGCCACAGCGAAGTCAAAAATGACATCTTGTTCCTGCAGGTGGACAATTTTGTCTTTAACCGATTGATATGTTAGTAATTTCATGATTCTTGTAAATTTTAATAGCTGTTTCACTTCAAAGACATGCTTTGCAGGACTCTATATAATCCGAAAACATCTTGTAGCGACACCTCAAAAGGCGGATATTCCGGTGACATTGAGAGTCTTCTGAACTGTTATGGAGAACTCCGCCACTCCTATCTTTTGTGCTCATTGTGTTTATCATTGTTCAAATAATAAGATATATATTTTGATGGCTCTCACTAAGTATTTTCTTAATTAATTCTTTCATTACTTTACTATTATAATAGTTTTTCTTATATTAAGAAATTATTTAGTATATTGCGATTGTTAACCATCTAATCTTGTTTATCTAATGAACTCCTCAAAATACATATTAAATCATCTTTGGATTTTATTGTTGTTTCAAGAGACTTTATCGTAGCCTCATGTCCACTAACGATTCTTTCGAGGTATTGTATCCTTTGATTAAGCATGTCTATTTCGTTCAGGTTATTTTGGACGCCTGAACTAGTATTCTCTATTGTGACTGTTCCGTCAGGGTCAATAATTTTTTGAGTACCTTTTTCCGGCAATGATATAGAGATGTTATTATTAAAATCTCCTCGATAGATATTGCCCTTATTATTGTTCCCGATAATTCCTGAATTATTGCTTAGCATTTCTCCTTCTCCATACAACAACCATTCTAATTTGTATTTTGGGAAAGCACTAACTATTTTTTCACATGTTGAACGTGATGGCGATCGATGTTCATTGATAATTCTTGTGATTGTAACATTATTGTTCAATCCAATTGCTGCACTAAAAGAGTTTTTATTTAATCCCTCTTTTTCAATAATTAATTTTATTCTTTCCCAGCCTTCCATAATACTGTCAGTTAATTAATGTTATTATACTAACTTTTAAAAGAAAATAGTTTGTGTTTTTGCTAACTGTTAGTATCTTTGCCTCTATAATCATTGAAACAAACCTATTTCAAGATTGAAACAAAAACTATAATGCGCAAATATAAACGATTAAATGTAAAAAAGCAATGAGAAAAGTAAAATACATCAGTATACCATCAAAGATTATTAAGGAGATAGCCGCCGAGGTAGGTTGTACAGACCGCACTGTCTACGGGGCGATAAACTTCCGCACGGACGGAGAACAGCCAGAACGCATAAGGGAGCTTGCTCTCAAAAAGGGCGGAATCGTCTCACACAAGATGGTAGGATAAACAAAACGATTGAAACATTAGAGAAATATTAAGCAAACGATAAAATCAAAACAATATTATGATGACGTCCACAGAACCCCAAGTATCGCTTTCCGGCCGATACTCGACCAACGAGACTTGCAAGATACTCGGCATCGACAGGAGCACACTGTTCCGTTACACGAAGAATGGAATCATCAAATTCGGTTACAGGAGGTGTAACGGTCGAAAATTCTACCCGGGAAGTGAGATAATTCGGATTTGGAAATCCATGATGTAAAAGCCGGGGAGTAGCTCAACGGTAGAGCAACCGAATAAAAGAACCAATATGTTGGGTATCGGTTCTTCGGAGCGAGCAAGGGTTCGATTCCCGCCTCCCCACAAAAAAGCTCATTGACATGTTGGCGTACGTGAAGAACACCGAGAGTCGCAATAGCGGGAACGCCGAGACTTGCGACGGGTCGGGGTGAAGTAACGAAGTCGTGACGTGTAAGTAATATCCGGCAATTCGGCAACCGGGCACGCTTCACCAAGTTCAATGAATAGAAACGAACGAAAAAATGGAGAGAGAAAGGGATTGCCTTTCTAGGCAAGAATAGTTCAGACAGCTTTCCATTACCCTATATTTCCCCTGCCCGTCGGATTCGGGTTGAAAAAACAGTCATCTGTTGCAGGGGAACGAAATTAAACAAACCTGTGAACATGCACACAACCTGTATTATCCCACGGTCAACAATCGAGAAACGATACGACAAGGCAAGGGAAGATTTCAACGACCAATACGACAACTCCCCTTACAAATTGAAATGTAAGGAATTTTATCTAGGAGGCGGGGTAGAAAACTACGAGGTCGCCAGCCAGATACTATCGATGAACGAGGAAGAAATAGCCAAATCCTACCTCGAAGATTGCGACCCGAAAGACTGGCAGAGCATGCGTCGATACCGGGAAGACCTCATGTGCGATGCCACGGACATCTACAAAACGGCTATTGATATGGTAAAAGCTGATATTCAGAAACTAAAAAACATACAGGACGAGGTAGAAAATTTTCTTGACGACCATATAGGAGAAAACATGGACGGTCACTATCTCGACGGAGATATAAACTATGAAGTAGATTTGATCGACAAAAACGTCGATGTCAGCATTCATTACGACGCATACAATCACAAGGAATGGGACAACGGCGACTATTTAACGCCATCTTCTAGTAGTGGCTACATCAATACAGAATACACGGTAACCGTATTCGACGAATGCGGAAATGAAGAATTTGAGTTTAACGGTAATTTCCAAATATAACAGTCATGATATTCTACAAGTTATTTACCCTGCTCGCCATACTGCTTATGCTTTCATCGATATTCGGGATAGTCGCTTCGCTCATCAATGCCAACCTTTGGCAACTGGTAATAAGTATATCCCTGTTAGCGCTGTCATCGATGGCTCTTGCCGGGCAACAACAAACCGATAAGAAACTATAACAAAATCACTAACACAATGGAAAAACGATTAAAAGATTAATGGATATGGGAATAGAAGATACAATCATCAAGGTAGTGAGAGATGAAAACAATATGTTGCTCGGAAAATTGGAAGATGTAATTAACCATGCAATATCCGGTATAAAGAAAGGCTATGGAGATGTGTTCTTGCCTGATTATGTACCGGTTAGAAAGGCAACAGAATTATTAGGGTGTTCTTATAAAGAATTGTTGAAGCGTTTGAATGCAATTAACGCCAAGCCTGAAAAAAGTCGGCACACGCAACTGTATTACCAGAGATGAACTTTTAAAAATCATGAATTAAATAAGTAGCTATAATTCCATATAAATCAAGCATATTCACCGCCTGTCCGGGAGGATATGCGGTGTATAAAAAGAAACATAACCCTTTAAAATAAAACAACAATGGCAACAACGACATTACCACAATTAAAGAGCCTGTTGAACGGCGATTCGGTCAAGACAAGATTTAACGAGATATTGGGGAAGAAAGCCCCCGGATTCATCTCCTCGGTCATTTCAGCCGTCAACGGAAACACCATGCTCCAAACGGCCGATCCCCAAAGCATACTCAACTCGGCGGTAATAGCCGCCACGCTCGACTTGCCTATCAATAGCAACTTGGGTCTATCGGCCATCGTTCCCTATTACGACTCCAAGCTGAGGACGACAGTAGCACAATTCCAGCTTATGTACAAGGGACTGATAGAGCTATGCCTCAGAAGCGGACAATTCTCCTCTCTCATAGACGAAGTGGTATATGAGGGTCAGCTCGTCAAGAAAAACAAATTCACGGGCGAATACATCTTCGACGAGGATTCAAAGACCTCCGACAAGGTCATCGGCTATATGGCCTATTTCCGGCTTGTGAACGGGTTCGAGAAAACACACTACATGACAGTAGGGGAAGTCGAGGCGCATGCCAAGAAGTATTCCCAATCCTACAAGAAAGGGTTCGGAGTATGGAAAGACGACTTCGACACGATGGCACGAAAAACGGTTTTAAAACTTCTTCTCGCCAAATATGCTCCCAAATCGATAGAAATGCAACGGGCTATCACTTTCGACCAAGCCACGATAAAGGGAGATTTGACACAGCAAGACACCAGCGTGGACGAAGTGGAAATCGAATATGTCGACAACGATACGGCGACCGACCGTCTGAGGGAGATGACCGTCGAAGCAGTCGAGCAACCGGAATCTGAAAATGTCAACGGACAAGGGCTGTTTGAGTGATGGAAGCGCAAAGGACTCTTGAATGGTACAGGAAGCGACTCGGTTGTTTCACGGGCAGCCGCATAGGCGACCTGATGAAAACGAACCGAAGCGGCAACGGGTTCGGGGAATGCGCCATGAACTATATCTACCAAGTAGCCGGAGAGCGCATGCTCAATCCCCTGCTGTTCGAGGACGACGAGGTTTTCGAAAGTTACCTCTATCAAACCGACATATCCTCGAAACAGATGCGATGGGGAGCAGAGCAGGAACCCGACGCACGCAGACTATACGAGTTGAAAACAGGACGACGTGTCGTCGAGGTAGGACTGTGCAAACACCCCACCATCGCCCATTTCGCAGCCAGCCCCGACGGATATTATTACGATGAGAATAAGCGGGAGAAAGGGGTAATCGAGATAAAAAGCGTGGGAACAGCCACATATGCCAAATACTTCCACAAGATAAAGGATAACGATACCCTCCTGTCCACGGAGCCTAAGTACTATTACCAAATCATGTCCGAACTCATGTGCGTTGAAGCCTATTGGTGCGATTTCATCGTATATAACCCGTTCGAGAAACCCTCCATGTTTATCAGACGGATATATCCAGATGACAACACCTTCAAGAAGATAGCCGAAAGGATATGCGAAGCCGATGAATTAATCAATGAAATAATCAATTCATGAAAGACTATGAAATACAGTCAATCGTCAGCCTGCTGGAAAGAGCTGCAAAAGCGTTGGAAAAGTCCGACGACTACCGGCATAAAGAGCTGGCAAGATTGATGAGAAATAAAGTCAGACAATTAAATAAGAAATACAATGGACAAAAATGAGATCTTAAATAGCGACTGTGATGTCCGCGTTAGCGTGGCAAGAAACCCCAACACTCCCGTCGATGTGCTCATGGAGTTGGCAAAGGATAGCGACATTGTTGTACGCCGTAGAGTGGCATGTAATTCCAACACCCCCGTCGATGTGCTCATTGAACTGGAAAAGGACAGCGACTGGGTTGTCCGCCGTTATGCAGCATGTAATCCCAATATGCCCGTCGATGTGCTCGCAGAATTAGCGAAGGATAGCCACTGGGTTGTCCGCCGTTATGCGGCATGTAATCTCAACACACCCTTAGAAGTATTGATTGAATTGGCAAAGGATAGTCACTGGGCTGTCCGCGTTAGCGTGGCATGTAATCCCAACACGTCCGTCGAGGTACTCACTAAGCTGACAAAGGATAGTGACTTTGATGTCCGCCGTTATGCAGCATGTAATCCCAAGTTAAAAGAAGTTTTAACCGATAAAAAATAAAAGAGATGTTTTACGAAATCAAACTGAAAGTAGAAAAAGAGAACAGCAAAGGAGAGATGAAAGAAGTCATCGAACACTTCATCACCGATGTCGAACTGTTCGCCGAGGCCGAAGCCAACGGACTGGAACAATACAACGGAAATTGCGATGTATTCTCTATCACCCGCTCGAATGTTGTCGAGATAGTCAACGAGAAGGAAGAAGGCAAGCCTTTCTACAAGGCCACGTTGATAGACATATTCATCGATGACAACGGCAATGAAAAGGAAACGAAGTACTACAACCTCGTTTGCGCCAAAGACATCACCGAAGCCAACCGCCTCATGCAAGAACACATGAGACAAGGTCTTAACGACATGCGGCTCGATGCGATTCAAAAGACAAAAATCATAGACCTGATATAGGAGCATAATGTGAGACATTCCCGTAAGCCGATCCGGGTACGTGGTCGAGCACCATACGGAGGAAGGAACTGCGGGGAGAAATTAGCCATAAGTGTTTTAGTTGGTATCGGCAGTGGCGGAAAGGTAGACGCTATTAAGCAGTAGATTGATGCTCTAAGCTGAGGACGGTAGGAAATGACCGTTTGGAGACAGGTTGGCGAAAAGGAGACCAGCAAGAAGGTAAACAAGTTTAAAAGACAGGAACCAAAACCTACAACAGCGAGCCTTATTCATAGTAGGCGATAAAAGATGTAAGTGAGCAGCACAACAATCATGCGGGTTCGAATCCCGCCTGCCGAACAAAAAAGACAAAATATAATGGAAGAACAAGCAGCATACAACAGAAAACTCAAATACGACGTAGTGATAGGCATAGACCCCGATGTTGAGCGTAGCGGACTTGCCATACTTGGACAGTACGACATGAAGCTGACGGTTAACAGCCACCCGTTCCCGGAGTTGTTGGAAATCGTCCGTTCGGTGGCGTTCGAAGGTGCGGAACTCGGCCATGCCACCGTGGTATATGTCGAGGCGGGTTGGAAAAACAAATCCAACTGGCACTTGTCCCCGAAAGACACACGGGCGAGCGCAGCCAAGAAAGGCGAGCACGTAGGCCGCAACCAAGAGACAGGCCGTAAGATAGTCGAGACGTTGCTCCATTACGGAATACAAGTCATGGAGCAATCCCCGTTGCGCAAGTGCTGGCAAGGGAAAGACGGCAAGATCACCCATGAGGAATTGAAGCGGTTGTGCGATATGAGCGGTATAGAGTTTAACAGCCCCCGCAGTAACCAAGAAGAAAGGGACGCAGCCCTTCTCGCTATCACCTGTTCCGAATTGCCCATGAGGTACAAGGTAGTCGAATCAAAAATCAACAAAGAGAATACGCTATGAAAACGAACCAACTGATGAAAAGAAAGCTAGGTGAATTTAACGTCACCCAGCGTACCAAAGACGGATTTTTTAATGCGACCGAGCTGTTGAAGCAGTGGAATTGCAAATCTATCTCAGAGAGAAAGATGGAAAATTATTTCAATTCCGAGAAATCAAAGGAGTTTATTTCCACCATAATGGAGCGAGAGAATTTACATACCCCAAAAATGGTATATGTAAAATCGAGAGCTTCCAGAGGCGACAACTCCGGCACATGGATGCACCCGATGCTATTCATCGATTTTGCAATGTGGATAAACCCCAGCTTCAAGTACGACGTTCTCAAATTCGTCTATGACGAAATGATAAAGTATCGCAATGAAGCCGGCGATGCCTACAACAAACTAGGCTCTGCCGTTTCAAAGATCGTTCGGAAAGACTTCATGCCCCAAGCCATGCAGAAAGTAGGCGAAGCGTTGAACTGGATTGTGTTCAACGAGCATGAAAGGAATATCCGCAACCAATACGGCGAAGAAAAGAAACAGCGGGAATTGTACGAGCTGGAAAGAAAAGTCGCCGACCTTATCAACGAGGGCTTTATCAAGAGCTACGACCAAATGATAACCTATCTGAAAAACGTTTACCGGCACAAGTACCTGCCGGCTGTATTCTCATAACCCAGAATTGTTAAAACAAGAATAGCCATGATTATAGCCAAGCAAGTTATATCCTCCATTATCGAGGAAAAGAAAAAGAATAACAAGGAGCCCTCCATAGCGAGCTTTACCGAAATACAGTCGGTGGTTATACGGTCACTCAAATCCGAGATAAACGAGCTATGCAAAACCGGTGAGATTGACAAGCACAAGACCCTGAACGGGTGGGCATTTTCAATTACTGAAACTTAATATGGAATCGGAAGACAAATTAAACAGAGAAAAATTAGTTATATCTGATTTATGTTTGGAATACCTTTTTATAAAGTCTATTATCAACTATGATCAATATGTAGATATTCATAATAGAATAAAGAAATTCCAAGAAGATAATCATGTTATTGTTAATTTCAATCAATTATCGTCAGCTCGTTTTTATTATAATGACGATCCCGATAAATCAAAAACATTAAAGGTGAAATTAATAACATCGAGCATGAATACCTTTAAACGAGGAGACATCTATCTAAGAAGTTTAGAAGATTCATTGTTTGAGTCAAGATTGCCAGTTATAAGGGAAATGATAGATACCAATACCCTTAATCTCTATACAGAGATAGAAACCATAGAAGATTTGGATATATTGGTTCATGAGTTTGGCTGTCATATCGTTTACGGAGATAAAACAGAAGAAGGAATTATGATAATTGAAAAGTATGATACGAAAAGAGAATAACTATCAATATTAGGAATAAATGAAAGACAGCTTTTTGATTTATAAACCATTTTATAAACCCATATCGAGATTATCTGACAAACAACTGGGCAGGCTGTTTCGAGCAATATTCAAATATCAACTTGGCGAGGAGGTTACGGTAGAGGAGGACATTGAAATGGCATTTGAGTTTTTCAAGAATCAATTCGAGATAGATGAACTCAAATATCAGGGCATTGTCGAGAGAAACCGGAACAACGGGCGTAAAGGAGGTAATGACAAAAACTCTGAAACGGTTAAATCAAAGTCCAGTGGGAGCCAAACGAGCCACTCGACCCCAAATAACCCAGTGGGAGCCAAACGAGCCAGTGGGGGCTTAAATGATAATGATAATGAAAATGATAATGATTTAAAAGAAACTTCTCTATCGAGAAGCAAAGAAAAAGAAGAAGATTTTGGCAAAGACGTTGACAAGCCACTGACAGAACTGCGTGAAGAACTACTCTCAAATCAAACGTGGATAGAAACGCTATCGATGAACAACCACATCGACGAGAGCGAATCAAGGTTCTATATCGAGGCATATATCCGTAAACTTCAAAACGAGGGTATTTCAAGAAAAAGCGTCAGCGATGCACAAAAACACTTTGCCAACTGGTTAAGGATCGAATTAAAACGAGCACGAGATGAGCAATCCGGAATCCATCAAAAACCTAATTCCAAGACCAAACAGGAGCGATATGCAGAGTTTGCAGAAGCCATCGCCGCCAAGCTGGCAGCAGGAGATACTGGCAGCCTACAAGACGGGGGAGAATCTGCTCTGCCTTTTTAGCCCCGACAAGCAAAGCCGTTATTGCCAGAGCCTCGAACGCTGCCTTATCGGCAAAGCTCCGAGCATAGCCCGTGTATCGAGGACGTTCGGGAGCCACATTGCCGAGTCGTGGCTGGAAATACAGCTTCTCGACCTCGCCGAATTTTCGGGAGTCCGAAAGGACGGAATGACGGAAAAGGAGTATGAGGAGATAGCCCGTATCATCATCTCCGGCTATGGCGATTTCAAGCTCACCGAGTTCATGGTATTCTTTCAGCGGTTCAAGCAAGGGCTTTACGGGACGTTCTACGGAGTTTTCGACCCTATGGTGATAACAAGGTCTCTTCGAGAGTTCAGAGCCGACAGAGAGAAACTATTGCGGTTCTATGAGGACAAGAAAAGGCAGGAGGAAAAGGAACGGGAATGGGAACGAAGCAGAACCACCAGCCTCACCTTCGAGGAATGGGAAGAGCTCAAATGGCTGTTTAACATGGGATATGAAATGAATGATTTGAAGCAAAATTAAGAAAGGAGAAATGACATGGAAATAACATTGATAGCGGGATTAGCCATTCTTTTTATTACGCTTGTAATATTTATTTATCTTGACATAAGGAATGACCGAGTATATGTTTTCTCGAAGCATATTATCAACTGTTCCCATGAAGAAGTTCAGCGAGTTATCTATGAAGACATAGACAGAGCTAAGCAACTATATAGCCGATTAGACGAGATATACAATAGGAATAGCTACGACGAAATGCTTTACAGCATAAGGCCTCTCAAAGTCAAATATTGGTTCACCGAGGAGGAAATAAAAACTTTTAATCTCAGTGACTTATGAGGATAGGGTTGTTAGATGTAGATCATACAGTAATTAGGCTACGGGTAAGACTATTCGAGACTGCCGTGTACTGTCCAAATTATTAAAACAAATTGAGAATTACAGCAAAAAGGAAAGTTAAGTATGAAAGACATAGAGCTTTACAACGACTCATTCCAGAATTATAAAGTCTATGGTCTGCCAAAAGCGCAGCTGATTATAGCAGATGTGCCGTATAATTTGGCGAATAACGCCTACGCCAGCAACCCCGCATGGTATATCGACGGAGACAACAAGAACGGCGAGAGCGCATTGGCAGGCAAACAATTCTTCTCGTCCGACAGCGAGTTTCGTCCGGCCGAGTTCATGCACTTCTGTTCAAAAATGCTCGTGAAAGAGCCGAAAGAAGCTGGCAAATCCCCCTGCATGATACTGTTCTGCGAATACGAACAACAGTTCAAATTCATAGAGTTAGGCCGCAAATACGGGTTAAATCACTACATACCGCTGGTTTTCCGCAAGGACTTCTCTGCGCAAGTGTTGAAAGCAAACATGAAGGTCGTCGGCAACTGCGAATACGGTCTTATCCTTTATCGGGACAAGTTGCCCAAATTCAACAACAACGGGAGAATGATTTTCAACTGCTTCGACTGGGTGAGGGACAACACCACGCCCAAATGCCACCCTTGCCAGAAACCTGTCCCGCTCCTCAAACGGTTGATAGAGATATTCACGGACAAGGGCGATGTTGTCATCGACCCGTGCGCAGGAAGCGGCACGACCCTGTATGCGGCAGCCTCATTGGGTAGAAAGGCATATGGCTTCGAGGTCAACAAGCAATTTTATAACGACGCAAATGAAAAGGTCTTGAAAAGAATACAAGTCAGTTTATTTCAATAATTATAAAAATCATACAGATATGGGAGAAACCGAACTTATGAAAGGAGGAGAGCAATGATTGAACGATTAAAATGCTGTATCAACATTCTGTTTGCAAAGCAATATATCGTTTTTACGGCAGACAAATACAAGATAGGTAAGTTCGGATCAGGATATATCCGTACAACTAATAAAGCATTCTTACAAGCGGCTATTGAGGTTATAGAGGAAATAGACAGTCATCTAGTTGAAGTTAATGAGAAAAATTGATAAACAATGAAAATAGAAGATATTGAAAAAAGGTCATTAGAATATGCCAAAACAGCAACCCCATCTTGTGTCTTTGGAGATTTTGATAAGTACGCAGTAGCTGATGCTTTCGAGCATGGTGCAAACTGGCGGATAAATTCAGTGTGGCATACTACTGCCGATATGCCTACGAAAAGTGGTTATTTGGCTGTATTATGTCACAACGGAATTATGGAAACATGTCATCATACCATTGGAATTGGTTTTCTTGAAAAAACATTACAGGGGTATTCAAAATGGGCATATGTAGAAGACTTGTTACCAAATAAACAGGAGGAATAGCAATGAGAAAAACGATATTAGATGCCTGTTGTGGGGGAAAGATGTTCTACTTCGACAAACATGACGAAAGAGTTCTTTTTCAAGACATTCGAAAGGTCTCTACTCATTTATGCGATGGTAGATTAAGTAAATCCCGACATACAAGCCGACTTTACAAATATGCCCTACGAGGATAAATCTTTTTCAATGGTAGTTTTCGATCCGCCTCACTTATTAAGGAATACTGGAAAGTCAAAGATGGCAGATATGTACGGACGTTTGAACGAAAAAGCATCGCCAACAGGCTACCAACAAATTAAATACGGAGCTCTGTATTCAGATTGGCGTGATATGCTGGCAAAGGGATTTAAAGAATGTTTTCGAGTCCTGAAACCCGGAGGATTTTTGATTTTCAAATGGAACGAGACCGACATCAAAGTGTCGGAAGTTCTCAAACTCACACCTGAAAAACCAATATTCGGGCATATATCCGGCAAACGTTCTAATACACACTGGATTTGTTTCATGAAAGAAATTATAAAGGAGGAATAAGATATGAAGAAAATAATGTTCAATGATAAAAACGGACTCACACAAGCCGTACTTGAAGGTAGAAAAACTCAGACAAGGCGGATAATGAAACCACAACCGGAGGACTGTTCTGCTGCACATCGTTGGTATAAATCAGCATATTGGAAGGACAAACCCATGAGTTTGGTTGTCAACGAAGATAGTAGTGTTTATTGTAAGTTCTGTGGTTATTATGGAAGTAGATAAAATAAAGGGATTTGATTATATGCTCCAACTTTTTGAGGAGTGGCGGGATTCTCATGAAGAATTAAAAAACGAGCCGTTTTCTAAACTTAAAGCCATGAAACTGCTGTTTTTGGCTGCTGCTCCTAAGAAAGATGGAGGCGATGACCTTTTAGGGTAAATCTTTTTACCGTTCTTGATGATATAACGGCAGAATATGCGGATTTTCCCACTTTCATTTTGAACTTGATCTTTCACATTAACACCTCCGATCCGTTCTGCCTGCCGACCTGTATCGACAAGCTATAAGCTGCACCCTGTCAAGTGCAACTAAAAAAGCCCAAAGTTACAGGACATTGGGCTTAATGTCTTTCTCACACGAGAATGGACAAGATGATGGCGAATGACAGTTCGCCGGATCGGAGGTGTTAATGTTCCGAATCAAGTTCGATGCAAATATACTTCGATATTTAGTTATCAAATATCAAATTAACTCTTTTAATAGTTTAGTTAACATTGTTGTATTATGAGTAAAAAGAAAATCTACATCTCCCTACCCATTACCGGCAGGGACTTCGACGAAGTTGAAAGTGAAATACTATATGTTTCGGGAGTACTCGAAATGAAAGGCTACCATGTCGTCACACCGATAGACTTCGGTGTTAACCCCGATTTGGACAAACCCTATCATGAACTTCTGGGAAACGATATAAAGGCACTTATGGAGTGCGATGATATATGTCTTTGCCCCGGTTGGGAAAAATCCAAAGGCTGCCAGTTAGAGCATTTTGCGGCCAAACTATGGGATAAAGAGATAATGGAATTTGAAAAATTAAAAAAAACAGATAAGATATGGAAAGAAAAGTAGGAGAAATATTTGAGTACAACGGTGAGTGGTATCAGTGTGTAGAGCAACCAAAACAATATGATTGTGCCACTGTTTGTGAATTATGTTCTTTTAATGTCATAGGTAATTGTGACCTTGATAAAGGTAGTGGAACTTATAGAAGTGACAAAAAGTCTGTAATCTTCAAGAAACTTGAAAAGGTCGGAGAGCCTACAATGTTAGATGGTAAATTAGTGCAAAAGATTTTAACAACCGATAGATATTCATGTAATGGATGTTGTTTTGAATCTCCCGGATGTGATAAAGCAGACAATGATTTGTGTTGCGGACATGAAATTTATGTAGAAATCAAACAAAACAAAGAAGATATGGAAGAAGAAAAACTCAACTTAAAAAAGTTTGACCTTGAAGCAGCCAAAGCTGGTAAGCCAGTATGTACAAGAGACGGAAGAAAGGCAAGGATTATTTCCTTTGATAGACATGGTGAAGATTGCCCCATTATTGCTCTTGTAGTTGATTCGAAAAATGCAGAATGTGAGGAGGTTATTGATTATACCTTAGACGGAATTTGTAATGAGAATATAATCAATCACAATAAATACGACCTCATGATGTTCACCCGGAAGAAAGAGGGGTGGTTGAATATCTTTAAAGATTTCGAGGATACAGTTTGTTGTGTTTATCCAACAGAAAAAGAAGCTCTTGAAGATGGAGAAATAGAAAAAGATTACATCACAACTATTAAAATCGAGTGGGAGGAGTAAGTTATGTGGATAGCAAGAGACGAAAGTGGAAAATTGTTTATGTACTCAACTAAACCATTTAAACGTAAGTATACATGGGGATTTAGAGACAAAAATACTACTGTTGTTGTATTAAGTGACAGTTTATTCCCGGAAGTAAAATGGGAAGACAAAGAACCAAGAGAGTTGATATTGAAATAATTATGTAAGACGAATAAATCTGATATATATATTTTAACAAATAAAGGCATTAAAAATGATTGTTTTATTAACTGGAATACGTATATTTGCAACGTCATATCGTTTGATATGAAAATTTAAGGGTTTTACCTTGAACCTTGAACATGCGCATTAAGCGCGATTACAATGGGCATTATGCCAGATTTATACTAAGCCATCTATTGTGGGATGGCTTTCTTTATTTTTATTATTTCATTTATGGCAAAGACAGTAGTAGTTTTAGTAGATGGGCAGAACCTGTATTATAGTCTGCAAGAGATGAGTATTATAGAGAAAGAAGTTGATTGGACGGTATTATTCAATTCAATGATTGATGCCGGAGAAGAACTTATACGAGCCTATTGGTTCAGGCCAGCCAAAATACTTGATACGTATTATACGGAAACCAATATTCGTAATTCAATTGTATACAAGAAATATAGGACCCATCTTGAAAATTATAAAAATGGTAAATTTTCCGCTATACCTAAGACAGTACAAGATAGTGTGAATAGTGAATGCTCTTCAATTTTGGAATGGATTAAAAAGCAAAAGGAGAAATTTGCCAATATAGAATATGCCTACGATCAATTATGTCTTGAACATGATAATATAGAAATGGTTAAAACAGGAGTTTTAAAAATTGATCCATATAAACATACTTATGTTGGTGAAAAAGGAGTTGATATTTCACTAGCTGTGAAAATGATTTCCCTTAGTGTTGGTAAAAAATGTGATAAAATTATTCTTGTCAGTGGAGACTACGATTATTCAGAAGCAATAAGGTTTGTTAAAGACAATATGACAAAAATTAATGTAGTAAAATTCCATAAAGGCTATCCACCGAGGAATCGTAGCATGTCAAGAGATCTTAGTGTACTTGCCGATAAGGTCGTAGATGTTTATGAAACCGACCTTAAAGGGAAATATAAAAAGGTATAATCACCCTCTTTTTTAGGTATAGAGCTGCCTACGGGCAGATTCCCTTTTTTTCCGATGCTATCTCAAAATAAAATTTGAGATAGCTTTTTTATTTTATAAACCTTATAAAATTATATAAGCCAATAAATAATGAAACGAATCATTGAAGAGATAGTTAAGATTGAAAATAAAGTTGAACAGTTAAAATTGTTTTGATATGAACATTGAAATATTGAAAGAGGAGTACAGCCGGAAGATGGAGAAGGCTCTGAGAAGGGGAGACTTCGCATTGTTTGACAACTTGCGAAGACAATACGACCGACTCCTGCAAACCCGTGAGCAAGTCCCGGCAAAAACAATCACCGACACCATGAGCAAAGAGGACAAGGAAAAATGTAATCGCCTCCTGAGAAAAATTCCCGTGTTGGCCGACATTGCAGAATCCTCCGCTGTCGATTTGCTCTCACTACTGAAAAAATATGACGGCACTGTTACCCTTCCTATGCTGGAAGAACTGAGAGCGTTCAACCACATCGCCCGTGACCTGCGATCCATCATAGACCGTGTAGGCGACGAATCTTTTTCCATTTCCTTTGGAGATACATGCGACAGGGTGAACGAGAAAATCGAAAGCATATTTGATGAAAATTAGGAATAAAATGAGTTATAAAAAATTGTTTGAAATATGATTGAGAGTATATACAAGTCATATCCTTTCTGCGAGAATTGGGAGAAGAAACATTGCAAGAGTGTCATTGAGGAAGCCACTCAATGGGGTGAACAACTCAAAAAGGAAAATATTAAGCAAAAAATTGGCACAAGAATAAACATGATGAGATTTTATAATGGTACGAAGCAGGATATAAACAGGAACTTCAAAATTAGCAAAAGTTAAACTATTGATTATGAGCAAAATAAGGTCATAAATATTTGGTTAAATCACTGATAATGAGTATCTTTACAATACTAAAAGAAACCAATATTACTAACAATCAAAAGACAAAAACGATGAAATACCAAGTATCAAAGAAAGGTTCAAGTGTAACATTTAAGTTTGCAACATACGAAGAAGCAGTTGATTTTTGCAACACAATGATTTTTTTGGAAAATGCAAGAGGTGCTGAATATCCAGAACTTACAATAAGTGAAATAAAATAAGATATATTACATAAGAGCAATGAACACATTTGATTTTTATCAAGACCGCAAAGTAACATGTTGGGAGCGTACTCAGTTTTCTATCGAAGCGGAAAGTTATAAAAAAGCGTTAGAAATAATAAAATCATGGGGAGGTGAAGATGTACTTTGTTTTGAAGATGACAAGCAGATAATGGTTACAGACGGAGAAACTTTATATGAAACATCAGAGACCATTTCTCCTATTGATAACGGAGGTAGACCAACTATAGAAGTATTTGATAGCACAGGAAACAAAATTACTGATAATGTCATGAAAACACGATTATGAAAGGAGAATACGAGAGAACACTAAAACTTTCAAATATAGTAGATTAAACAAATTTAGTTTTAAAAGTGAATGAAATTCATTCACTTTTACTATTTTTGAAAAAAAATCGTATGAAGTAATACGAAACATGACTATGGACGAAATTAAAATTTTTGAGAATGAGCAATTCGGAAAAGTAAGAATTGCGATGAGTGAGGGTAACGATCCATTGTTTTGCTTGGCGGATGTGTGCCGTGTTATAGGCATTACTAACGCAAGAAATGTCAGGTCAAGACTTGAAGAAGATGATGTCCGCCAAATGGACACCATAGATTCGTTAGGTAGGAATCAACAAGTTACATTTATAACAGAAAGCGGTTTATATGATGTGATAATTCGCAGTGAAAGCGAAAAAGCAAAGCCGTTTCGCAAATGGGTGACAAGTGAAGTTCTCCCTTCTATCCGAAAACATGGTGTATACCTGACAAACGAAACGCTAGAAAAGGCTCTTTTATCTCCAGATTATTTAATTAAACTTGCTACCCAAATTAAAGAAGAACGCCAAAAGCGCATTGAAGCAGAAAAAAAAGTAGCTGAAGCCGCACCATCAATTGCATTTACGAATGCTGTTCAATCTTCTAATACTTCTTGCTTGATTGGAGAGCTTGCTAAATTAATTGCTCAGAACGGTTATCCAATCGGAGAAAAGCGGTTATTCGCATGGCTGCGTGAAAACGGATATCTTGGGAAACATGGTGAACGGTACAATATCCCCAATCAGCAATATATTGAACAAGGATTATTTGAGTTGAAAAAAGGAGTACGGTCTGGTAATGGTGGAGTATTACATACCACTATAACACCGAAAATAACCGGAAAAGGACAAGTATATTTTGTAAACAAATTCCTTAGAAATCAATAATAAATACACAGTGTGAAGATGCACTGCACAATTGTACAATCATGGACGAAATAACCACTATATTAGACAGTGCCCGACCCGTTGATAATATTATCAATGACTTAAAAAGAAAATCCGTTTGTGTTCCTTCATGGGAAATTCTTATTAAAGCGTATGAACCATCATTCCATGAAATAGCCAAAGATACTATAACAAGAAAAGATAAAATACGCAAAGACGGGACAAAAGAAGAAGCATCACGCATTTACATTGGCCTTGAAAAGCTGCTTACAAAGCGTATGACCGAGTTCATGTTTGCTATTCCTGTAAAACGTATCTATCACAACACAGAAGGATTTGAAGTCCGCCAACAGATAGCAAAGGCTATAGAGTCAATTTACAAGTATGCCCGAATCGATACAGAAAATATTAAACGTGCAAATGCGTATTTCGCATCATGCGAAATCTTCACAATTTGGTATGTAGTAGAAAAGCCCAATACATTATATGGGTTTAATAGTAAGTATAAGCTAAAATGCAAGACATACTCACCGATGGAGGGCGTAAAACTATATCCATTGATTGACGAACTTGACGATATGCTTGCAATGTCCTTTGAATACACAAAAAAGGTAAAGGACGAAGAAATTACTTATTTTGAGACTTACACATCAGACAAACATTATAAATGGAAACAAAATGGTAAGGGCTGGGAGCCTGTCGGCACTGTTGAACAGATACGGTTAATGAAAATACCCGGCGCATACGCACTTAGGCCTGTACCTATATACCACGGATTAACTCGTATTCGCAAAGAATTGGAATATACACTTTCTCGTAACTCCGACGTGATTGCCTATAATTCAGCACCAATTTTGAAAATAGCCGGTGGTATACAAGGCAAAGAAGATAAGGGAGAAAGCCGTAGAGTTTACCGTGTGGAACAAAATGGAGATGTATCGTATGTATCGTGGGCGCAATCTATCGAGGCATTGAAGTATCACGTGGAAACCCTTCTTAAACTCTATTGGATGCAATCGCAGATGCCGGACGTTTCTTTTGACAACATGAAGTCTTTGGGGAACATAGGTTATGATGCCAGACAAATGCTTTTGACCGATGCACACTTAAAGGTTGGTGACGAAAGCGGCTCATGGATTGAGCTTTTCGAGCGTGAGGCAAGTGTCATCAAAGAATTTTTAAAGCACATGAACACATCATGGGCAAGAGAAATTGATAATATAGAGATTGAACATATCATTACACCCTTCATACAACAAGATGAAGATGCCACAGCAGATCGCTTATTGAAACTTAATGGCGGAAAACCAGTCATGTCACAGCTTGAATCTATCCAACAGGCAGGTTATAGCAATGACGCACAAGCTACGTTGGAACAGATACAGCAAGAAGAGGCTAGCACTTCTCAAAGCAGGGTCAACAATATATTCGGAGAGTCAGCAATTTAATTAGATAATTATGGAGAATATCAGTTTTCAAGAGAAAGACGGTCTGTATATCACCTGACAGGGTTGAAAATAAATAATACGCAATGGCAAAGCCGAAAACTCCAAATCAAAAACGCAAGTACAGCGAACTGAATAAACGGCTCGCCAAGTACGTCATGCTTGTGGAATCCATATACGAGGATTTGAATTTAGAGGCGGCTAAAATAGTCGGAATTACCGATTTTACTATTGATAGTGATAGGCCGTTTATGTGGTCGGATTATCCCCAAACAAGAAAACGGATAAGAGACTTACAAGAAAGGTTCGTTGAGGACATCGGAGCTGTAATATATAGTGGCACTTCTGAAGAATGGAAAAACAGCAACGAAGTTCAAGACCTACTTGCTAACAAAGTATTGCAAACTTATGGTGCTACCATAGGCAAGAAGAATTACGAAATCCTATACCAGCCCAATAATGATGCATTGAAAGCGTTCCAGCAACGTAAGGATAAAGGATTTACCATCTCAGATAAGTTGTGGAATCAATCAACTCTGTATAAGCAGGAACTTGAAGAGGCTATATCATGTGCTATTCAGAAAGGCACGAGTGCAATCATATTAAGTAAACAAATCTCCAAATATCTGCTCGATTTTCCACAACTGCAAAAGGATTACAAGGAAAGGTTCGGAAAAGCATCACGATCAATGGATTGCGAGTATCGTTCTATCCGTTTGGCTGCTTCCGAAATCAATATGGCATACCGCCAAGCAGAAAACCTACGCTGGCAACAGATGGACTTCGTTGTGGGGTATGAAATCAAATTAAGCAACAACCATACTTGCAACGGAAAGCCTTTTCAAGACATTTGCGATATACTAGCTGGAAAATACCCGAAAGACTTCCAATGGACCGGTTGGCATCCCCTTTGCAGATGTTACAAGATACCCATTTTAAAGACGGAAGAAGAATTTTGGGAATGGGACGGTCGGAGTGAAGCCACGACAGCAAGCGTGAACGAAGTTAAAGATGTACCGGACGCTTTCAAAAAGTGGGTATTAGATAATCAAGAGCGCATCAGCACAGCAAAAAAACGTAATACTTTACCATACTTTTTGCGTGATAATAAATCCGTTTATCAGAAAATAACAGTTGAAAGTTCCATTTCGGAAATTGTAAAACGAGCATCATCAGTGGGAGATGAAGTACAGTCCACAGCAGAACGGATCGCAATAAAAAATGGTGGTTATGTTACGCCTATTAATTTCAAGAGTACAACTTCTATCACAAGAAAAGTCATCACAGAAGGTATAACTCCATACGATATTAAAGATGCTGTAAGAACAACCATAATCGTTCCGAAGTCCCGAATAGAAGATGTGTTAGAAGAGCTGCACAAAACGGAAGGCTTCTTACGCCTTAAAAGGCAAAAACCAGAATCATTCATGGGATATAGTGGAAACATCGTAAACATAAGAACCACAAATGGTCTTACTGCGGAAATACAGGTTAATACGGAACGTATGATTTATGCAAAAGAAAGGCCGGAAGATGCGAAACGTATTCTTGGTAAAAAACGTTGGGAAGAAATACATAATGAGACAGGAATGGAAGGTGGTCTCGGACATAAATATTATGAGCAGTGGCGTATACTCGATAAATCAAGTAATGAAGCACTAAAAATAGTAGAAAAATCTATTGAATATTATAGTCATTTCCGATAAAAATAATTATCTTTACATATAAATATGAACTCAAATATCCTACAAAAAAAATTACAAGCGGGTGAAGAAGTCTATATTTTAGACGATTTTGAAGAATCTGCAATACGTCTTGTCCTTGAAAATGGAAAGACAAATGCTTTCATTAAGCACAAAGGAGGACGTAGTGAAAAAGAAATATCACAGTCAAATGAAACCGTTTGTGAGATAATATTAGGAGGTATAGAAATACCTAAATCAGAATATGACATGTACTAAAAATTCACTATTAGAAAAAGCTCTTCAAATCGCCGTCAAAGCCCATAGCGGACAAACCGATAAAGCTGGAGCAGCCTACATCTTCCACCCTATCCGTGTGGCAAACCGATGCAAAACAGATGAGGAGCGCATAGTCGCTTTATTGCATGACACGATAGAAGATACCGAAGTTACTGCTGAATATTTACTAATGGAAGGCTTTCCTCATAATATTGTGGATGCTATACTTTCTGTCACTCGTAACGATGATGAGATCTATGACGATTTCATAAAACGGTGTAGATTGAATCCTATTGGAAGACAAGTAAAGCTGCACGACTTGGAGGACAATTTGGACGTAACCCGTTTACCTCAAATAATAGAGGAAGACTTACCGAGATTGAACAAGTATCTTAAAGCGTATAAGTTTTTGCTGTCATTGTAGAGAAACGGTCATGAAGCAAATCAAGCTATCAAAACAGGAGAAGCAAGTGTTACGTTTAATCAGCAGCGGGATTGTCTGCCCAAACACATATCCGCACCATATATTCATTTCATGCGTAGACTCTCTGGAAAGATTGGGCCTTGTCAAAGGGCTATGGAACGAAGGGCATGAACTTGAAGATGTCCGCATGACAAAATATGGGAAAATCTATCTTGCTACCAATCCTAACTTGCACAATCCCATAGACTGGAAATGGATTATAACTACCATCATCGCAATAGCAAGTGCCATATTCGGAGCTATGGCCTTGTTCGTGGTTTGCTCGATAAAATACGGATAGTTCCTTTGATTTTAAAAAGAAAGAAAAGAATTGATGTTTGTACGACTCTAATTTGGCATTTGTTTACACATCTATTTTGAGGCATATAAAAAGCGGTGAGATTAATTTTTCATCGCTTTCTTTTCACCTTTTCTACTACAACTTTTGGGGAAACATCTTTCACCAATTTATCCGTTTAATATGTTAAAAACATACTTTTCACCTATTTATGCTTGTATATATGTCGTTTATAAAATACATTTGCAACATATAAACATTCAAAATGACAAAATACGAACAAATAAAATTAATCCAAATAGCACTATATGTGTTACAAAAAACAGGTGGTATTGACTATTACCATTTGTTCAAGATTTTGTATTTTGCAGAATTGAAGCATTTAGAAAAATGGGGAGCACGTATCACATCGGATAGTTTCTACGCCCTTGACTATGGACCTGTACCCACATATTTATATGACGTTGTAAAAGGAGGCGATATTCCGAACACCGATTTGCTAAAACTCTTCTCAGACAATGTCCAGTTTGCCGGTAAAGATGCGCCAAATGTCCTGTTACCAAAGGCGGAAGTAAATATGAATTATATTTCCCAATCTGAAATAGAAGCATTAAACGCTTCGATAGAGGAAAACGCTCATCTTACTTTTAGCCAATTAAAAAATAAGTCGCATGACAGTGCGTGGTATGAAGCATACAATCAGACAGGATCAAAAGCAATATCTTCTATCAGTATGGCTAAGGCTTCAGGTGCTGATGAGGCTACACTTGAATATATAAAGGAACAAATAGAATTGGAAGACGCATTGTCATGACAAAACTATCTGATTTATTAGATGAAGATTCAATGAAAGACATTACCCGAAACACAATTAAAGTGGGCAATGTCTTTCGTATTGAAATGAATCAGAAAAATGGCATAATCCCAAAGAAAGGAGATATTTCACGTCACAAGTTCTTTATCGTACTTGGATTTGATTCTGACGGCAACATATATGGTGGAGTAATCATAAATTCCAATATCAATCAGCATGTTCCACAATCTGTTAGAGATTGGCAGATGCCTATAAAATGTTCAAAATATTCTTTTCTTGAATATGATTCTTTTGTGGATTGTTCAAAATTAAAAAGTGCAAGTGCCGACAAGTTCAGTACATGGAAATATTTAGGGTTTATAGAATTAGAAGACGTAGAGCTTATAATCGGTACAATAAAAGAAAGTCCAAATGAAACACCAGAACATTTGGCTGTGTTCGGACTATAAACTTTTAATTCACTCTCAGAATTTGCGAAGATATGGGGATTTTACTTTAAACTGAATTTTGCCTTACGATTCTCCGCCTTACGAAATACTGCCTTAGGAAATATCGATTTAGTAAATCGTATAATAGCCCTCTAAGGTTAATAATGTTGAATTATACATGAAATTCATACACTTTTGATATATTTACACCGTAAAAAGAACAAAAAATGAAGATTTTTACATTTCAGCCAAAGAGTGGGGTTCGATTCCATGCGTTATGCTGGTAGCGGTCAATCTGACAGCTTGGAAAGGCACGCAAATTTGGTGGTATGGCGGAATTGGTAGATGCTACATTGCAGTGGATAGTACTGAATAGGACGCTGAGGAAGCTAACAACAGTTCAGTCGCTAAACCTATCATAGCTAAAAAACATGAAAGGACTTACAATCAAACAAGAGAACTTTTGCAATTATTACATTGAAAGCGGTAATGCTTCCGATGCTTATCGTCGTGCCTATTCATGTGAGAAGATGAGAGACAAACAAGTGTGGGAAGAATCTTGCAAATTGTTGTCTAACCCAAAGGTAGCCCAAAGGGTAAATGAACTTCAAGAAGAACAAAAAGGCAAATCAGACATTACCAAAGAAAGGATACTTCAAGAATTGTCCGGTATAGCATTTTCTTCTATCGCTGATATGCACAATACTTGGATTGAGCGAAAAGAATTTGAAAAACTTTCTCGGAAAGAAAAATCGGCAATAAAAAGTATCTCCACAAAGATTTTTAAGAAGAATATCGGCACAAGCGATGAGCCGGAGATAGTGGACGTTGAATATGTGAAGATAGAGCTATACGATAAAATAAAAGCTATTGAACGTATCTGTAAGATGCTTGGGTTTGATTCACCGACCGAAATGAACATAAATAGGACCGAAGAGGAAATGTCCCGTGAAGATATGCTAGATGAGCTAGAACGTTTGGAGAAATTGCGTGAGGAATGAGACTGACTGATGCACAAGTTAAGAGGAAATTGGAGTTGGAGCGGATGTTATTGAGAATGGACGCTCCAAACCGTTTGTGTAAGTTCATCCCATACATGAATCCGCAATACAGTCAACAGTGGTTCCATAGGGTTATAGCAGACAACTGCCAAAAACTTTTGGAGGGCAAGATAAAGAATTTGATGGTATTCGTAAGCCCGCAGCATGGCAAATCGGAAATTATATCTCGCTCCTTTCCGGCGTATGCTCTTGGGCGCAATCCTGATCTGAAAATCGTTGGTACATCGTATAGTGCTAATCTTGCAGAACAGTTCTCGCTTTCTATTCAGCGTATTATAGATAGCAAGGAGTATCAAGCTATATTCCCCAATACTTATCTTAATGGAAGTAATGTCAGGACGAATGTAAAAGGTTATTTGCGCAATGTGGATATGTTTGAGACGGTGGGGCATAAAGGTTTTTATAAGGCGGTTGGTGTCGGTGGTTCTTTGACTGGAACGCCAGTAGATATAGCCATTATTGACGACCCGGTAAAAGATGCTATGGAGGCGTATTCCCCTGTTTATAGGGAAAGGGTATGGGATTGGTATACGTCCGTATTACTTACTCGTCTGCATAATGAGAGCAAGCAGCTTTTTATTATGACGAGATGGCATGATGATGACCTAGCTGGGCGCATATTGAAGAGAGAAGCCGATAAATGGACGGTGCTCTCAATCCCGGCTATACGCGAGACTCTTGATGATGGGAATGATTTTGATCCGCGTGAGGTAGGCGAAGCGTTATGGCCAGAACGCCATTCATTAGGAAGGCTTCTTGATGCACAAAAACGTTCTCCGCGATTCTTTTCGGCGTTATATCAACAGCATCCGACTATTGAAGGCGGGAACATTATCAAAGAGGCATGGTTCGGTCGTATTTCGGCGTTTGACTTCAAAAAGAAACGTATGGACGAGCCTATAATTTTCTTTGTCGATACGGCGTATACGGAAAAAACATCTAATGACCCGACAGGTATACTCGGTTCTTGTATGATTGGTAACAACATATACATTGTATGTGCCAAGAAAGTTAATATGAAATTCCCCGAATTATGTCGTTTCCTTCCATCTTATGTACGAGATAATGGCTACGGAAAAGGGAGTTCCGTTCGCATTGAACCCAAAGCAAACGGGCTTTCAGTAATTGACCAATTGTATGAGAGTACCGATCTAAATGTCGTATCTACTCCCTCTCCAAAAGAAAGCAAAGAAACAAGACTCAATGCTGCATCCCCTTATGTGGAAAGCGGAAGGGTATATCTTGTTGGAGGGGATTGGAATGACACGTTTATTGATGAAGTGTGCGGTTTCCCGGCAAAGCCCCATGATGAATTTGTGGATTTACTTTGCTATTCCTTAGACTATCATCACAGGAGCTTTAATGAATTAAGTGATGAAGAAATTCTAAGGGATTTTCTTTAATTTATATAAAAATATACGGGACAATTATAGCGTCCCGTCCACATTGCGAAAATAAAACCGCACGAGACGAATGTTTCATTGCTCTTATGTGTTATATAGGGTTTTCGCCCTGCTGGTTAAACTTAAATGATTTCGATTGTCTGCTCCTTGTAATTGATAGTCACTTCTAATTTCTTCTCGCTTTTTTCAAAAATAACCGTGCAAATTTCGTGCAAATAACAAACAAACGACAAATATAAAACTGATAATTAAATTATTATAATATAAATAAACGCGTCTGGGGGGCGTGTGGTCGCAAGTTCGAATCTTGTCACCCCGACTGATTTTAACCTAACTTATTGTAATTCAATAAGTTAGGTTTGGTCGTTTAAATACGACCGGGAGAAATACGGGAGATGTTTAATTCAAGGGGAGATTTGAAAAATAATCTCTTCTTAAAAAAAATGTCTGTTCAAAAAAATTTTCTGACTTCGGAGGTAATTTCTTATACGCCTCCAAAACTTTATACCGGGAAAAAAGGTAATGACTGGTATATCGGATTCAAAGCGTTCGATCCTTTGGCCGGAGCGCTACGGCTAAAAAGAATCAAGTTAAATCACATCGAAAAGATTTCAGAGCGGCGCAAGTATGCCGCCGACCTGATTACCCGTCTACATAACCAGCTCCGAATCGGTTGGAATCCGTGGATAAGCCAAAACGGAAATAGTAAAGGTTTATCCTTGTTTTCCGACGTTTGCAATAGATACCGGAGCTACATCGACAGGCTTTTTTCCGACGGGATCATTCGGCAAGATACCTATATAGGTTATGTTTCGTATTTACGAAACTTTCTCAAATACAATGATTCGCAAAAGCCTCCGATCACTTACATTTATCAACTTTCAAAATCTTATATCTCCGAGTTCCTCGACCACATCTATATAGAACGTGAAAACAGCCCGCAAACTCGGAATAATTATCTGACATGGTTACGAGTATTTTCGGGGTGGCTGTTAAAACATGGATATACAGAACACAAGCTAACCGACGGTATCGATAATATTTCCAAACGGAGTATCAAAAAAGAACGGAAACTTATAGAAGAAAACGATCTTATCCGCCTACTCGACTATTTGAATACCCATAACCGGCATTATCTGTTAGGTTGCTATCTTTTATTTTATTGTTTCGTCCGGCCGAAAGAAATAAGTTTGATAAAGATAAATGACTTCTCGGTTAAGTGCGGAACCCTCCGCCTACATGCCGATAATTCCAAAAACAGGAAAGATGCCGTTATCACGTTGCCGAATAAGGTGCTTAAACTATTAGTCGACCTAAATGTGTTTTCTTTTCCGGGCAATTATTATCTATTCTCAAACGGTTTTATCCCCGGTAAAGATTTCCGAGATAGTAAACAGTTCCGGGACTATTGGATTCGCTTTGTCCGAAAAGCTCTCGATTTCCCGGCATCATACAAATTCTACTCCTTGAAAGATACCGGGGTGACATCGATGTTACGGGCGCGAATCGATAACATATCGGTCCGTGATCAAGCCCGGCATTCCTCTATTCTCATCACGGATATATATACGCCGCACGACATCGAGCAGGCCAATCCCATTATTCAGAAGTTCGACACTGTTTTTTAATTATTTATGTACATTTGCAAAAACTATTCAGATATGGAACAAAAGAGTGAAATCGTATTATACCAACCGGAAGGGGCTATAAGTCTGGAAGTCCGTTTAGAAAATGAGACCGTATGGCTGACACAACAACAGATATCCGAACTGTTCGGAACAGGGAGGCAAGCGATAACCAAACATCTAAAAAATATCTTTGCCAGTAATGAGTTAGACGAAAATTCAGTATGTTCCATTTTGGAACTAACTGCCGCAGATGGAAAAAACTATAAAACAAAAGTCTATAACTTAGACGCTATTCTATCGGTAGGCTATCGGGTAAACTCAAAAAACGCTACACTTTTCAGACGTTGGGCAAATTCTGTTCTAAAAGATTATATGTTGAAAGGTTATTCCTTAAACCATCGGTTTGAAAGATTGGAAGACAAAATCGATACCCGTTTCCAAAGATATGACTCCGAAATACAAAGGCTCAGCAACCAAGTAGATTTTTTCGTCCGCCATTCCTTACCGCCGATAGAGGGAATATTTTTTGCCGGCCAGATATTCGACGCCTACAAATTCGTTTGCGATCTTGTCAAGTCAGCCCGAAAAAGTATCGTCCTTTTCGACAACTATATAGATGAATCTGTCTTGACTTTATTCGGGAAACGAGAAAAATCGGTGTCGGTGGTGATCTATACGGATAAGATCACTCCGCAATTAGAGCTCGACATCAAGCGATTCAACGCCCAATATTCGCCTGTAAAGGTCAAGTTATACACAAAGGCTCACGATCGGTTCCTAATCATCGATGGGGAAATCTACCATATAGGCGCTTCGCTGAAAGACTTGGGAAAGAAACTTTTCGCCTTCTCGAAAATATCGGCTATTCCGCCCGAAATCATATATAAACAAATCGACTCGTGA